CAGGTGCTAACAAGCGATATATTTTAGATATTGTTGGTTTCTGGGAAGGAGGTCAGTAATGCCAAGAGTTAAATTAGGTAATATTAAAGGTCCTAAAGGCGATGTTGGCAAAAGTGCTTATCAATCTTGGTTAGAGCTTGGTAATACAGGCACAGAAGCTGACTTTATTAAAAGCCTTAAAGGCTCTGCACCAACATTATTCAAGAGTGCAGATAACATTGTTAAGGTATTAGAAATTCCTTTGGATAGTGGTGTAAACCAATGCCAAGGCTTTACATATAGTGAAGAAGCCAATGCTTTCTATATTGCTTGTGTAAATAATGACAATACCAAACAAGTGTTTTATAAATACAACTCTGATTTCTCTACTTTAATGTCTAAGCAAACATTCACAGATAAAAATAGATTAGGTCATTGTAATACATTATGTGCTTACAAAGGCAAAATCTATGTGGCTAATGGTGCTGTGAATCCTAATCAAGTAGCTGTTATGACTACTGACATGGCTATTGAAAGTACGGTAAACTTCCCTAACAAGGTATTTAACTTAGCTTACGACAAAACAACTAATAAGTTTATTTCTATCTTGTATACTGGTACTACAAAACAACGTACTATTCAGTATTATAACGAAAGTAGAGTGTTGGAAAATACTGTCACAGTTCCAATTATCTCTACCAACCAAGATACAAATGGTGCGTTATATAATGGCAAGAGTATTGTATTCTCTGTTGGTGGCTATATTATTGAAGGTTTAGAAGGCAGTGTTACTAATACAGAAGTAACATCTGCACTTGAAGTTGAAGATTTTGCTATTGCTAATGGTGAAGTATATTTCACAGCCAACAACAATGGTAAGGTTGAAGTATACAAACACAGTGCTAATACTAAGTATTTCAACAATATTAACTATACACCACCAAGCATTCCACCATTAGATAATAATGTTCCACTTACTGGTAAAGACACATCTGGTGCTGAATGGAGTTTGATTAAACTTTCCAGAGGTAATGGTGTTGAGGTTGGTCATAAAGATAAACCATTAGCATTGTCTGCTAGTCGTATTACATGGTGGGACGGTTCAAACTCTCGTTCTGTTTTAAGCACCAAAGATTTTGATAATGCTTCTAAAACTCTTTACACAAAGAAAGAAGTAGATGATACGTTCATCTCTAAAACTAAGTATGAAGATGATTTAACAGCCCTTAAAACGGCTCTTGATAAATTAAACCAATAGGAGGTTCTATGGATATTCAAGCTGTAATTGTAAGTATTGACGAACTTAACAAAACGAAAAATGCGATTGCTAATGCAATTCGTAGTAAGGGTGTCACATCACAAGGTAGATTTGCTACATTCCCAAATGAAATTAACGCTATTCAAGCTAGTTCTGGTGACTACCAAAATATTGTTAGCAATTTATATCAAAACAACATTTTTAAACAAAAAAATCAAAATGAGATGGAGCCAGTTGGTTTATTAAAAGATACATTTGAGAAAGTCGAAACTAATGTAGTAAAGATTTATTCTTTGTATGATATTGAAAATGTTAAAGTCGCTGACGGTCCATATAAGACTCGTATTGAGAAAACGCCGTTTAAACCATACTACCTATTAATGGTAGATGGTAATCCCGCAGGTGGTTTTATGTGGAATACATTAACATTAAGTATTATACCAAAAGAGTCTGAAAATCCGACAGGTAGTGTTGTCGTTGAGTACACAACTAACGGTAAAGCACGTAGAACTACAATGCCAATTCAAGATTATGAAATTACTAAACCTAACGATAATTCTAAAGAAGTATACTGGTTAATGCAAGATATATTTAACCCTGACGTTGACGAAAAAGATTTAAGACAAGTTGTAAGTGTGGAAGACGCTAATAGTGGTGGTGCTACATTCTATGGTCGCTTTAATGGCTTCCAAACACATCAATCTCGACCTGCAATTTTTAACAAACTTGACACTGTAGCGGGTTATAACACAGTTGATGCTGTTTTAACATTGAATAAAAATGGAAACATTGTTGAGACTATCCCTGTTAAACTTGCAAGAAATATATTCGGCGAAATTATCCCATTAGATGGAGGCGGTAATGGTGCCGTATTAGAGTTTGATGGTAATAATTTAGTATTCCATTATTCTAATACCGATGGGAAATTAAATACGAAATTTATTATTTCCACAACAGGTGACACAAGTGCAACAGATGCTTCTATTGTTAATAAAATCAAGGAACTTAAAAAAGACGAAAGTACATATTTAGGTATTGCAATGTATTCTGATGGCTCCCCTATTACAATCGCAGAGGCTAAAGCGGCAGGTATGTTATAATGGCTCAAAAACGTGGCAAAACTAAAAAAATTGTTACCGTTAAATTAGATGATTTAACTGGTGGCATGAACATTGCCAAGTCTCCTGAGTTTATCAAAGATAATGAAGTTGTTCGCCTAGAAAACATGGAATTCGATGTAGTAGGTAGTAAATTAAGAACACGGAGGGGTTTAAGTACCCCTCTAGCTTCTTTCAATTCTCCTGTTACTCATGTATACAACGATTACGAAATGAATGATTTCTTCGTATTCCTAAAAAATAAAGAAGTATACAGATATGAATTTGGCAAACAACCAGTATTAATCGGTAAAATCAACGGAGATGCGGAACGCCCTTCTTGCTGTAAATGGAAAGGCTCGTTACTTATTGCAAGTGGTTCTAAATTACAAGAATATAATTATCAAACACTTAAAACAATTGACGGTAGTCCTAACTGCGATATTGTATTTACACGTTCTTCTCGTGTAGTAGTTGCAAAAACTGGTTCTGATTTACTAATTTACTCTGCCATCGGTGATGTAAATACTTGGAACGAAAATAGCAATGATGCTTCTGCACGTAAAGATGTTAATGTTGGTTATGGTGATGGTGGCGACATTGTTGCAATAGCTGAATTAGCTTCTGACGTATTAGTATTTAAAAGTAATGGCTATATTTACGACGTTCAAAACGAACCAGAAGAGTGGTCCATTACATTACTTGCTAATAACTCTGATGTAGTAAGTAGACATGCTTGCGACAACATTAACTCTGATATTGTATTCGTTTCTACTCGTGGTTTAAAATCCGTCAAAAGCTCTCAAGTATATGCTAACTTTAATGTTATGGATATTGGTGATAACATCAACCCAGAACTGAAAAATAATGTTACTAAACCATTTATTTCCGATTTACGAAGAACAAAACAAATGGTCGTGAGCGGTGCATGCGGTAGAGAAATGTTTGTATATCATTACTGGACTGGTGGATATACTAAATGGATTTTTCCTTACAATGTTACATCAATTTGTGAAAACCAATATCATGTATTGGTAGCCATGAACACAGATGGAACTCATGGTGCAATTTACGAATTCGATTTTAAATATACAACTGACAATGGTTATTCCATTCACCAACTTATTCAATCTAAGGAAATGAGAGATACTCATAACCTTAATGCATATAGAACGTACATTGATATTCAATCTGAAGAAAATGACGGTCGTGGGTATATTTATATTAACGATGTACAATTAACACATAAATGGACCACAACGGAATTACAGGGTGAATTTAAAACACAAATTCTTTCTCCAATCCTTCGTTTCAAATTTGAAACAGATGACCCAATTATCTTTAAGTACATATCGTTTGATATTGTAGTTGAAAGAGAAAGCATGGTTAGTGCCTCCGCAGATACTAAAGGTGGACAAAAGAGGAGAAAGAGTAGAAAGGGTAGAGACCAGAATGACTTCTTGAAAGGAGCTCATAAAAATGGCGGTAGCCCTTACAGCTAATATACAAAAACATATTGATGAATATCAGAAACGTGTTGGTAGACATTACCTAGATGACTGGGACTATGAACTGCACCCAATGGTATGGTTAAGAGAAGATGGTTCTTTCTTAACATTTGGTATTATAGGTGATACATTAGAAATAGATATTGGGTGTGGAGTTCCTCTTGTCGATGGGTTCAAAGGTATTCATAGCATGGCTAAAAAGCTAGGCTTAAAACGGATAGCTTCTTATACAGATAGTCGTAATCCTAAAGCCTATGCTCGATTAGCAAAATGCTCTTACGAAGAGCGAACAAATGAAAATGGCACTTATTACTATTTCACGAAGGAGGTTTAGATGGGTAAGTCTAAAACCACTATTCATGAGCGACAACTAACACCAGAAGAACGCCATCTAATAGCGTTACAAGGCAGATACTTAGACTCTATTCAACCTAGTATTGATGCGTTAGTAAATTATGGTACAAATCAAATTGGTAATATTGTTACACCTGATTGGCAAAAATTATATAATGACCAAACAGCGGAAATGCAACAAATTAAGAATGAGTTTACTCCTCTTAGCCAAGGTATTTTACCAGACGTATTCGCTAATGCTAAACAAAACTACTTTAATCGTATGTATGAAAATACGATGGGTAAAAATCTAGCATCCTTAGCTCAGAGAGGTGTTGTTGATAGCTCTCGATTTAATACAGCTACAAATGACGTTCAGAAAAACTTTGCAGCACAAATGTCTCAGGATTATGATAATAACTTGAAAACAGCGGCTGGCTTAATGGACCAACGTATGAAATATGCTTCTACGCCTATCGAATACGCACAAAAAGCACATCAAGCATCGTTTACTCCTGTACAAAATTCCTTATCTTTAGCACAAGGTCAAAGTCAATCTACCAACCAAGCGTTACAAACGCAAGGTCAATTAAATAATGGTAGAACATTTGCAACACAATCCTCTAGTGGTGGCTTCTTAGGTGGTGCGTTATCCTTAGCTGGTTCTATCATTGCATGCTTCCCTAGATATGTATTAGTTACTATGGCTGACGGAACAGAAAAACCTATTGTTGAAGTACAAGAGGGAGATAAAGTTAAAACACGTCACGGTGAGGCAACTGTAACAGAAAACAGAAATATGGGTATTCAACCTATCTTCTTGCTTGTTACAGCAAACCACAAACTTCGCACAACTGATACAGAGGTATTTCAAACTAAGAATGGTCGCAAGGCTTTATCTGAAATTACAAGCAAGGATAGAGTTGAAACCGCTGATGGCTTCGAAAAAGTTGCATTTATTCTTGAAACTGATGATAAAGAAGAAGTATATGAATTAGTATTAGATACAGACGACAATATGTTCTTGGCAGAAGGCATTTACGCAGAGTCGTTCTAGGAGGTAAATATGCAAGTAATCCAAACACATGAAAATGACTGGCAGACTCAATTGGGTAATCTAGCTGGTCTTATCGGTGGCATGATGTTTAATAACCGACTTGATAGAGGTGCTTTGCGTGAGGCTAATAACCAAGCACAAAAAGAAGAATTGGCACGTCAACAAGGTTTTACATCTGGCTTAACAAATCTTCAAGGTTTATATCAAAACCCTGAATATGCAACCAATAAAAATTTACAAAATCAAGCATTAGGTATTCAAGCTGACTTAGCAGGTCGTGGCTATCGAAACGCATTTGGTTTAAATGCTGATACAATCGGCAGTGCTTTGACTAATAACACTGGTGCTATTGACTACATTAAAGGTTATGGTCAAGCTAACCAAGGTTTGAGAGTACATGACCAAAACTATCAAGACTTCCCTAATTATTGGCAAGCATATGGTGGCTTAACACAAAATATTAAATAGGAGGTACTATGGCTGATTACATGGGATTATTACAGGGGTATGGTTTAACTCCTGCGGCAGCCGCTGGTATTATTGGTAATGGTATGATGGAGTCTAATATGGACCCAACTATTATTGAGGGTGGCGGACATGCAAATGAAATTCCAGTTAATGGAACACATGGCTATGGTATTTTCCAATATACAAGTGCTGATAGACAACAAGGCTTGGCAGATTTTGCCAAGTCTTTAGGTATTTCATCTGGCACTCCAGAAGCACAATTTCAGTATATGTTAAAAGAGCTTGGTCCAGAGGGTGTTAATACGTTGAATAGTTTTGATACTCCTGAACAAGCAGCCGTATGGTTCCACGATAACTTTGAACGTAGTGCTGATACTGATTTATCTCCAAGACAGAAAGCCGCTCGTGATGCCTTTTCTCAAGCAGGTTCTCCTACGTCTATGACACGGTATCAGAACAACAATCCTCAAGCTCAAGGCTTTGCATTTGATGACCCAAATGAAAAACTTGATTGGGATAAAATCCAAACCTTAATGCATTACCAAGCAGCTAGTCCAGAAGTAGAAGCCGCACGTGCTACACAAGCTGGCAGAATTGCTGGATTGCGTAATTCATCTTACTTTGGCGAAATGGGAATTGCATTAAGTAAAAATAACGCAGACCAAATGAAAGCGTTAGTAAACCAAGCTGTATCTGCGGCAAACACAGCTAATAATACGCAGAAATTAACTAACGCAGGTCAATTAGCTCAAATGATTGCTAATAGTCATAACAGCTCTAATAGTAAGATGTTAGCTAGTCTAGGTGCATCTTTGGGTGTACGTTTAGACCCTATGGCTGATAGATACATGAGCAATAACCAAATGGCATTAGCAAATATGAAACGACAACAAGCATTACAAGACCAACAAACAGCGTTTGCTCAGAAGAAAGAATTAGCGAATATGCAATTTGAGCAACAAAAAGCATTACAAAGTATGAAAATGGAGCAAGCATTATCAACAGCAAATATTAGAGCTGGTGCTCGTTCTGGTGCAGGTTCTAAACTACCTGATGGTTCATATTTAGATGCTGAGGGTCAACCACGTGCTACTATTGCACATCAAAAAGATATTGCCAAAATCTTAGCAGAAGGGCAGGGTGCTTTTACAGAAGCATCAGATGCCGATTGGGCTCAAACTTCTTATGATGGTTGGAATGGTAATGTTACAAAAACAACTCAACAAATTATTGATAAATTATCCCCTTATAAAGATACAGTAGAGGGCAGAGATGCTATCCAAACTGTATTAGGTTGGCAAAAGTATGACCAAGATGCTAAAGCTAAAGCATGGGGGGTTGAAAAACAAACCGCTTATACAGGATAAAGGAGTGAACTAAATGGCAAATTGGACAGACGGGTTAGCCAGTAGAAATGCTGATGCCCAGTATCGTAATAACCTTGCTACTCTTGGCTATGACTACATGGGCAAGGCACATTATGATGGTATTGGCGATGAATTTGTAGGTAACTTTAGTGCTGGCTTAGACCGCTTAGGCTCTGATATGTTAGGTGCGGTATCTTATGGATTATCTTTATCAGATAGTGATACGGCACAATGGTTACGTGGCAAAGCCGAAAATGAAGCAAATTACTATTCTAATCTAGCCGCTTACAGAAGCACAATCCCAGATACATCTGACTTATCATGGGGAGATAAAGTTACAAATCCGCACTATTGGGCGGCTCAAGGTGGTCAATTTGTCGGTAACGTAGTTCCACAAGTAGCTATGGCTATGTCCACAGGCGGTACAACTGCTGGTATTTTAAATGCAGGTAAAATTGGTGGCTTATTGGCAAGGGCTGGCGTATCTGAGGGATTAGCTGGCTCTGTTGCCACTGGTTTAAGTAAAGTAGCTAAATACGGTACAGAACTTGCAGTAGGTTCTGGTCTTGAGAACGTACAAAATGCTGGCTCTATTTATAATGACTACCGTAATGCAGGGTATAATACAGACGTAGCAGGCGATGCTTTTAGACAATCTCTAAGTGAGGGTTGGGGACCTGCAATGCTAGATTACGCCGCTGACCGTATTGGTGTTTCTGGCAAAGTTGGTATGTTAGCTAGTGCATTCGCCAAAGATGGCGGTAAACTAATGGTAAAAGGTTTACTTAGTAATGCAGCTAACAGTGCAGTTGAAAGCTACACAGAAGCATGGCAACAAGCTATCGAAGGTCGTATTAAAGGTCAAGAGGGTTACGACCAAGTATCTATGTTAGACCCATCTACATGGACAAATGACATGAATATGGCGGCACAAGACGCATTTAATATCTCCATGGCTGTAGGTGGCGTAGGTGGTGCTGTACGTGGTGCTTCTAATAAAATCTTAAATAAAGCTGACGAAATGGCTGGCTTAACATCTACTGAAGATGTAATTGCTGACAGTGCAGGACCTATGGTTCAAAACGAAGGCTTAAACAACATCGTACCTGAAGAACCTACATTCATTGATAATACACCTCTTGGTAATACAGAAATTGATGATATTTCTAATGCTTCCTACTCCCCAATGATGGAAGAAAGCTCTTTTGCTAACTCTGTGAACCAAGTATTAAATAAAAAAGCACCAGAAGACTATGCATCAGCCATGGAAGCTGTTCAAGATGAACGTGCTAATATTATGAGTTTACATGGTGATAAAACTGCTGAAGATTTATCTCCTCGTATGTTCGCTGAGAATTTTACAAACTTAGGCTTTAGTAATAAAGAAGCAAGCCTACTTTCTCGTAGTTTGTATGAAGATATGACACGTTCTAATGAAGTAGTCGAGGAACCGTCTGTAGAAGAACAGCCACAAGAGGAAACTATTGCTGAAAAGGCAGATAGACTTGGCATTGAACTAACAGATGCAGAACGCTCTAATCTTGAACGTGAAAATCCAGATAGAACATCGGTTCGTGATATTGAAAATAGAATTAAAGAGAGAGAAAAGCAGAATGCTTTCCAATCTCAACTTGATGCAATTAACGAACGTAGGAATGCATATCATAATGAACGATATGAGAATTCTCCAAACAAAACATACTTTGAGCATGAGTATAAAGATAATCCGATTAAAGCAAGGGATGCAGCGTATCGTGTACATAATGCAATGCAAGCACGTAAACGTGATGCTAATAGTTCTGATATTAGACGTAATGAACAAGCTAAAAATCCACGTAACTACTTAGCTAAAGCTGGTATTAAATCCAGAAATGGATATACAAATGAAGAACTTGGTCGTATTACAAACTATGTTAAACACATGGATAATACAGAACGTACACAAGATAATGCTAAAAGTTATATCCAAAATCGTGATGTTGCTGAAAAGATGGAAGAAGTTATTAACACACTTCCTCCAAAAGATAATGCAGATTACTTACCAGCTAAACATGCTCTTGCAGGTAAAATTAAAGATACCCTTATTACGTTAGGTGCAAACGGTATTGATGTTACTGGACCTCAATTTGAAAATGTTCGTAAAATCTTAGCTACTAACGAACGCAGAATGTTACAAGCTAACATAGACGAAGCCAAACGTAGTGCAGAAGAAACACGCAGAAAAAATGCACAAGTTGCAGTACGTCCAAATGGTACACCAGAGAAATTTGTTAATAATAAACAAGTAGCAACATCTGACCGTAATATCGCAGGTGACGACCAACAAATTGCAGATTACTTAAATAGTGATAAAGTAACACGTGATGGTCTATTGAAAATACAACAATACCTTTCCCATACTGGTCGTGAAACTGGAATGAAAATGCCACTCACGAAAGATGCTTTAAAATACAGACATGAGAACAACGATGTGCTTGGTGGTAATATTGGTCCTTATAATGTCATTGTACCAAACCCAAATAAAAAATGGGAAGCACGTCCTATTCAAGAAGACCATATAGAAACTATTGACCATGATAATCCTACAGGAGAAGAGCCTATTGTAACTCCATACGAAGAACGACTAGGCTTAAATCCAGCTCAACCAAAACCTAAAAAACAAACTAGACCGAGAGGTCCTAGAACTGTTGACATGGTTACAGATGAGCAAAAAGCTGTAATGCGAGATGTTGAAAAATTAGCTGACTTAAAATCTCAAATCCAAAGCGGTGGACAAATCAATGAAGTTGATGCATTAAAAATGGTCGATGATTTGAAAATGGAAACTGATAAAGGTAAAAAAGAGAAACAAGCGTTTAGAGATTACTTGAAACATCAAGCGAATGAAGATACTGGTGATATTGACATTAGTGATAATATCAAAAATGAACAAGAAGTAATGGAAAAGCATATGGATATTATTAATAGTATTGCTGACGATATTCAATATATAAATAACCATCCATTTATTTCAAAATCTGAGTATCGTAAGAGACTTAATGGTATTATTGCAAAACGTAATCAGTTAATGCGTAAAGAACCAATGTATGCTCCAGCTTGGCAAGGTATTCTAAAAAAAGTACCTGATTATAAAATCCCATCTCAACGTGATTTAATGGAAGCTGTCAACCGTGGTGAAGTAAAAATACCTCAAGTGGTGTTGAATGCATTCTTGAATAGTCCTAGTCATTTCGATGAAAACATAAAATTATGGTTCGATAAAGATTATAATATTCCAGATGTAACAACGGCTAGTCGATACGATAGAATGCGTAACTTTATCATTCTTAATGCACTCCAAAAAGGTTTAACACGTGTCAAGGCTGTTGGCATGGATAAACTTATGGAAGAATTGGATAATCCGAATGGCGACCATTTGTTGGGTAGATTAGTTAATCGTGCCGTATATTTATATCCTGCTATTGGTAACGAAAACAAATATAAATCAATGGCTGGTAGAGTAGGTGCTAGAAAGCTATTCCCAAAAGGTGCTCCACGATTACACAATATCAATTCTCCATTAGCTAAACGTGTATATAGAGAAATCAAAGATGTTGTTACAGAGGTTATGGACGACCGTATTAGCAAAGACTCTAAGATAACAGAAGAAAGATTAAAAGACAAAAAGACAAAAAATCAAGTATCTACAGCTTTGCGATTAAGTGCTTATAAAGATGGCATATTGCACGCATCTATTCCTAACTATCAAGGCGATATCTATACAACAGATATTAAGATGAACATCAAACTAGGTGAAAAATTCCAAGTAGAAATTAAGGTGCCAGAATTCATCGACCCTGATGACTTTAAAGAAGTATTAGACGGTTATTTATCTGATATGGGTATTATCACTATGGATGATGATGTTATTGATAGTGAAATCAAAGATGGTAAAATTACAGTTGATGCTGTGTATGAACCAGCGGCACTATTCAATAATGGTAGTGAAGTAGCCGACTACGCATTCCACGTATTATCAGAAGTCGCTCGACAAAACAAAGGTATTGTTATTGATGCAGACTTACTAGACCAAAGCGGTAAAAATTACCTTAAATCTCATCAAGACCTTACCTCTCGTTTCGGATATGAAACTATCATTAATGACAATACATATACAATCGTGCCAACAAATGATATTCAAATGTCTGTAAAGAGCGATAATAAATCTATAAATAACAAACAAAATAAATTCCACGAACCTAGTGAAATTGAAATGAATATCATGCGTAAAGTTGCTAATAGAACAAAAGGTACTGGAAAGCTAACGGATAATGAATTAAAAATACTTTTACAATCTATCATGCATCAATTAGGTAATAACCATAAAGCATATATTTCGGTATTGAGTTATATTAAAAATCACCCACACCTAGAATTATATGTTGCAGACAGAATGGTTAATAAAGAATTATTTGATTTTCCATTTAATGGGTTCTTTATTCCAGAAACTGGACGCATGTATTTCAATATAGATAGTATTCGCCCTGATGATGAAACATTCTTACATGAATTATTACATACTGCAACACAATACAATGGCGTTTATGATGTTACCACGAATGTAAACAACGTACTTAGAAGTCTCAGAAAGGAATTAGAATATGATGAAGGACTTGCAGGACAAATATACAGAGCTTCTCAAGCAGGTAGAACACTTACACTTAACGACAAAAACTCAGCAAACGATGTTATCAACGCTATCGAAAGTGCCATTGAAAACTTTAGAAATGCACCAACAGTTTTACGTGATAATGTCTCTGATACAAGCGAAGGTAAGTCAATTCCAGATTACCTCAAAGTTAGACGTAGGGAAAATAGCATACCAGTTGGAGAATATGAACAGCGAGAAAGAAGTAGACGATTTATTCAAAAAATTAATTCCATTCTTAAAGAAGACGATGTAGATATTGATGCCCTACCTACCATCATAGACATGGCTGGAATGAAAGATAATAATCCATTCACGTACCCAGATGGATTGATGAATACTCCAGTAGACCCAGCACTTAAAATACTCACTGCCGCATTGACTGTTCCTGAAGTAGAACAGCAATTTGTAAATAGTAGCGGTCTATATAAGTTTATGAATGAGATGTTATCTTATGGCAATACTTACCTATTCTCTCCACAACAAATACAGCAACACTTCCAAACTGCGTTAAGCGACAAAGCACAATTAGATAGGGTTAGTAAAACTGTTCAAAAAGTAAGAGAACATCATACACCAGAAGATGTGTTAAATCTATTTAGAAACCCTGAAAAACTAGACCTATCAGTACGAGCTAATGACCGTATTGACCAAGCTGAGCAAGCTCTGTTGGCTGATATCTATAAACATGGTGGCGGTATTGTTGAACGATTAAACCCTAGTGATGGTGATATTTCATTTGCTTGGTTTAGAAAGTTATTGCAATCTCCATCCTCTATGGCACGTAAATTAATCCCAGAATTAAAACCAATTATTAAAGAAGCATACGTAGCCGCTCGTACATATCGTCGCAAGAAAACTGAATATATGCAATTGCTTGATAAACAGTTTGCAGATTTAGATGTAAAAAGTGGTGAAGATAAAAAAATGAATGAGCTATTAGGTGAAGTAGATAAACGTGGTCGTGAATTTGCTCAACCAGTAGCAGTTAATTTAAACGGCGAATTAAAATACGCTATTATCAAACCAGAAGATACATTTACAGAATTCGGTTTAGCTGACGATAAACGTATGCGTAAGTTTGTAAAAGCTGAAAGAGAAAAAGGTAATCATGTTTATATTGGCGTAAATAAAGATGTATACCAAGTAATCTCTAGCAAGGAAAATATTCCTTCCTATAAAGATAAAGCTAATGCAAACAAAGTGGCTATAGAAATGTCTAAAGCATATGCTCAACACTTAGGTTATAGCGAAAGATTATGGGATAAATATGTTGGTATTCGCCAAGTACTTAACCAAATCCATAAAGATGTAAATGATAACCAAGTAGCACGAGGTAAAGACCCATCTGCTGATTTATGGGGTTATATCCCACGTGAACATAAGCGTTATGGTGTTTACAAAATGGAGGTTAAGTATAGCCCAGAAACTGGTAGATACTATCCTCAGTATACGGTATTAACTTCTTTTGATACGGAAGCTGATGCGAATAAATATGTAGACTCAAGACCTGTTGAAAAGGGTGTTGGCTATATGACTATTCGTAGAGAAAGATACCAAGCAGATGCATCTAAATCTTATGATGGTTACTATTCTAACTTAACAGATGAAGAAGCTGAATTACATAAGGTATACGAACGTATGTCTGATGAGGATGCAGCGGCATTATTCAATCGTGTTCAAGGCAATTATACGGAAACTAAAAAGTTCATTGACCATTTCCTAAAAGGTAAAGACAAGTCAATGACTTATGATGATTTCCAAAGCCTAATTAACAACAAAGAACGCATGAAAGAACTTGGTCTTGATTATAAGAAGTTACAAAAAGAAGCTGGCATGGCTAACTTTGAAAAGCTCTTAAAGAAAGATAAAGATGGCGTTTTAACACACGATAATGTTAGTGCATACTTATACCGTAGTTCTGGTGCTCAAATGTGGAATAAGCATAATCTTAAACGTGCTGGCGTACTTGGTCACAACGAAGACCATATTAAAGCGATTTATCATTATGCAAATACACAAGCGAAATATCAAGGTAATGCTCCATTCTTAGATTTTGCTACACGTTACTACGAACAAGTATACGGTGAGAACTATGAAAAGCAATACGGTCGTAATGGTACAGGTGCTAAAAACGCACGACAAGATATTGTCCATGACTATATCCAACGTGTAATTGGGGCACCAAATAATACTGACAAGGTATTAAATACTATCGGTCGTGAAATTCCATTTATCGGTGCTTATATGACAAAACATATGGGCGACAATTGGGTTACTAAACTTCTTAACCGTAATATGCAAGCTATGGCTGTATTTAAATTAGGTGTATTTAGACCTACTGCCGCTATTGCACAGTTCGGTACTTTAGCTAACGTAGCAGCTTTAACAGGCTTTACGCCACAATTAAAATACGCTATGCAACAAGCTGGTAAGAGTGGCAAAAACGGGAAATATGGTCAATTATTTGATGATTTAGAAGTGTATGAAGAAAGTGCAAGCCAAGCATCTGAATTCCTAGATAGTGGTGATTATCGCAGAATTACAATCAACGGTGTTAAGTTTGGTAAGTTATTTGACCTTTCCATGAAAGGTTTTATGAAAGCTGATGCTTATACTCGTAAGGTTGCTGCTATTCACGCATACGAAGAATACGCTGCTAAACATGGCTTAGATACTACTGATTTACACAATAAAAATCCAGAGGCTTACCAAAAGGCTATGGAATATGCCAAAGATTTTGTTGTAAAAACAAACTTTGACTATACAGATATTGACTCACCTCAGCTATTTACTAAATTTGGTACACTAGGTAAAACTATCTTACAATTTAAGAAGTTTGGCGTTAAGGAAGCTGAATTCTTATTCACAGCATTTAAGGGTCCTGACGGTTCCATTGACTATAAAGGTTTAAGTCGCTTTATGGGTATTACAATGGGTATGGCTGGCTTTATGGGCTTACCATTTATGAGTGCTGGCGACGATATGTTGAAATGGCTTACAGGCAAAGGCTTGACAGATAGAACAAAGGATGTGCTTTATGATTGGGCTGGTAAAGACCAAACTAAACAACGTATAGCTATGATGGCTATTATGGGTGCACCATCTATGTTCGGCGTTGATTTTAGTCGAAATGTTGGTTTTGGTGATTTAACACCTAGCAGTGGTAGTGAATTACTTGGTCCTACATTATCTACTTACGGTGCTCTTGGTGACGTAGCTAGAAATAGCCATGATTGGAAAGACGTAGTAACTGGTGTAGGTCATGCATTATCTCCACAACTTGGTAACTTCTATCAAGCGTATACAGGTAATATGCGTGATTGGAAAAACGCTGAAAATAAAGGTGCTTATACATCTGAAGAGCGTTTTATGAAATTGTTAGGTTTTAGACCTGTACGTGAGTCTGTAGAAAACGATTTGGCTTATAGACTTACTATGGCAAATCAAGAGCTTAAAGATGGAAAAAAAGAAGCTATTAATGACTTCTTGCGTGACCCATCTCCAGAAAACAAACAACGTATTAAAGACTTTGGGGTAACTGGTAAACAGCTTAGAGATGCAAGAGAATTAAAACAAATGTCTGCGATTGACAAGGCTAATAAATACTTACCTAAAAAATCTTCCGTGGAGGCTGATAAGGTCAAGAAACAAGCTAATGTTTATAACACATTTGTTGACGGTTTATATGATGGTATTGAGGAGGAATAATGGCTTTTTATACTCTAAATGATATTGCTTATTTAGCAGCTAATTGCCATGCCGACCAAGTAACCTTACATTGGAGTGGTGGGGGGTATGAAAATACCTCCCCTTACTACCACTTAAATATCTTAGGTGATGGTCGTGTGTGGTCTGATTTCAATAGTTTTGATGCTACTGGTAAACATACATGGCACCGTAATACTGGTAATATTGGTGTATCTATTCTTTGCTGTGCTGATGCAAGTGTAGATACAGAAGGAAATGTTCGATGGGGTACTGTACCACCAACTGACGCACAAGTTAATAAAATGGCTATGATTGTCAAAACAATTGCAGATGCTAAAGGTTGGGAAATTGATAAGGAACATTTCAAAACCCATAATGACTGGGCAATTATTGATGGATATTCTATCTATGATAGTGACCCTGATATGCGTTGGGATTTAATTGCGTTACCGCAAGAAGATGGAGACGGAGGTGCTATTATTCGTGGAAAAGCTATCTGGTATCATTACCATCCTGAAGAATGTAAAGATTAAGATTTATATTATTATTTTAATTGCATTATTTGCGTTCTGTGGGCTGTTTTATATGCTCCATAAGCAAACATACGTGGAACAACCTAGACCCACCTTACAGCCTAAAATAATGAACGAGAAGGCTACTGTAGGAACAAAGACTACCGTAGCTTACGTTCCAAAAGAGAGAGAATTGGTTTATGTAAATAATGTACCTACATATGTAAAAGAAGATACCGATGTAGAAGCTAATATTGAAAAGCCTGCTGTTACAGTTAAAGTAAATGGCAAGAAACAAAAGTTTGATTTACAACAAAATGAAACTCAAAAGTTTGAAGATGGTAAGGTAGTATTAGACCAAAAGTCTACTGTTGAATTTGACATTAAAGTACCAGAACGTCATGAACTTAACGTATACGGACAAGAGGAATTCCGTGCAGGTAAATTTCACAGTCAAGTTGGTATTGATAAACAAAATGGCAAATTAGTATACGGTGCAAAATACGATATTACAGATAAAGAACCTGTATATTATGTACGCTATAACTTAGTAAAAATGTATACCAATTAAAAATTTGACAAATTGATTTTTATATGTTACTATTACTATAGGCATATTAATCTCCTCAGTGGTGCAGTCAGAGGCAGGCTTGACGGCTCGCCTCGGCTGTGCTACAATCCTCACAAACCCAGCAACGGTGCGGTGTCAGCGAAGGTGTTGACATCTGACAGCTAGGGTGCTACAATGTGAGTAGGTGTAGAGCCACAGAACTCGCTCTACCGAAAGGAGAAAATTATGTCAAGAAAAAAGTATAAGATTAACAGAGGTACTGGAGTACATTTAGTAACACATAGTAGACCTACAGAAAAGATTGAAGTGTGTGGCGTATGTGAATTTGGTAAACCTACCAAAAATTATAAAGAAGTTTTCTGTACTAAAAAGAAAATCTTTAAACCAGTAAAATCCTCTCGTATTTTTAAATGCTTTGTTCACAAGCAGTAAATGAGTGAACCTCAAGCCTATCTTGGAATACGGCAGAGCGTTATTTCTGAACGGCAAATCATGGCACTAGGAAGTAAACGTATGATAGGTGAGAGTAAAGAAAACGCACTAACCAAGCGTAGTATACAGTGGCGTGTAATCACGCAAACATCGAGGTTCTGGAAAAACCGATGTAAAATAAATAACAGCACCCGTTTAGCGAGCGTGGTGGGAGGCGTGATAGGCTCAGTGGAACAGCTCCCTCGCAAACGTAAGATACCCCGTCCTGATGTGGCAACGATGAGAACCTAAGTGGTAAGGTACTAGATAAAGGCAGACCGAGGCTAGTTCGCAACACAGCGAAAATCGTCGTAAGGTGCAACGCACCAAGCCCCCCGACATGGGGGCAGTGCAATCAGCAGAGGATAGCGACAACCAGAAATTAAATACAACAATCAACTACGAAGTAGTTACAAACGAAGTGCGTAGTAACAGATATAGAGTAGATGCTCAACATTACTACCAATAAGTGATACCGTTACTTGGTATTCATAACTGGTGCGTTCGCAGAATATCTTCACTAGCGTTCAGATATTGATTAGTTGGTAATACACATAAAGAAAAGAAAATACGAACAGAAATATTCCTTCCTTGGTATTATCTACAACTACAGCAACTAACGATGTGAGTATTTCACCTAGCGTAGCGGTTATACAGTATCAGTATTTTAGGTATTTAAAACACTACCACTTTAAGCGTAATAACATTACTACAACTTAGTATATAAAACAAAGAAGAATAACATTACTCAGCGTAATATTGAATTACACTTCGTAATACGTTACACTTAATAGACCCCTTTATGGGGTCCTTTTTTATTTGACAATTTAAGTAGTATATGATATAATACAAGAAAGGAGGTATAATATGAACAGAGAAAAAGTAATTAAAGATATTGAAAGTTATCATAAAAGTTTAGGTAATCAAAGTTGGTTGCCTTATTATTTAGATAATTGTGAAACAGGTATTAGTTTAAATACTATTTCAGACTATGAATTATATAAAATTCGTGCTTACATGGAAGATGATTACGCAGATTTATAAGGAGATATTATGAGTAGATATAGAATATTTAGACCAATAAATTCACTTGATAATAATATGTTCACTACAGCGTTATCGTCGATTGCTAGAGCTTCACATAATTATGATAATGCATATGATGTTAATATTTCAGATAAACACTATCTTGTTGTGGATGGGAATATTAATATATCATCAAAGGGGCTATTAATAGAAGAACTTAGCATAGAACAGTTTATTCATATTATTGCTCCAAGATTAGTTCATATTGAATACAGTGAAGATGGTGATAAATTAAAATGTACTAACCTACATATTAATAAATTACTGAATGGGTTTGTTTGTGATGACGGAAATATCAACATAATATTAAATAGTGATGATAATATTACAAGTATTGACTTTTATATATTAAACCTAGCACGAAATCTGGAAAGAATTATTGACTCTTATACAGTTGGTAGTGATATTGATAAATATCAAGCTACATTAATTAAAAATTTACTTAAAAATAATAAAGATAAAATGTATGATTATATTATTATAAAATTAATTGATAAACAATATATAGCTAAACGATATGAGGTGAAAATATGAATTTTACAGATTTACATAGTCATAGCTTTTATAGTAGGCGTGATGCGTATTCCTCTTTAGAAGAGCGTATACAACGTGCTAAAGAGATAGGCTATTCTGCTGTATCTTTAACAGACCACGGCACTACATCAGGTTTAACTTCTCATTATTTAGCTTGTCAACAAGCTGGCATTAAACCTATTCTTGGCATGGAAGCCTATTTTTCATATGATTTAGATGTAAAAACTAGAGAAAGTTATCACTTAGTTTTACTAGCGAAGTCAACTGAGGGTTTATATAATCTAAGGCGTTTATCTACATATGGAGCATATCACCACTATTATAAACCACTAATTGATTATAAAGCGTTAAGAGAATACCATGATGGTATTATTGTAAGTACTGCCTGTGTAGCTGGTCCGTTATCAAATGAATTGCTACGTGATGAATTTATACAGCGTATGCTAGATACATTTGGCAATGATTTCTATTTAGAAATACAACCTCATGATTTTCCATTACAATGGGAATATAATAAAGTGGTTATGGAGTTAGGTGAAAAGTATAATGTGCCTATTATTATTACTGGTGATAGCCATTATGCTTATCCTGAACAAATGCAATCACATAGAGATTTCTTATTATTAGATGCCGATTTATCTGCAACACAACAGAAAATTGATAATGCTAGTTCTGATAAAGAAGAACAAAAATATAAAGAACAATATGACCATATGTCAACATATTACGGTAGTAGAGATTATCATATGTGGACAGTAGATGAATTTAAAGCTATTTATCCAGAGCAAAAATACTATGATAACGTAGGTGAAATTATTGATAAGTGTGAGGTAGAAATACCATTTGGAGAAAATCATTATCCAGTATTTCCTGTTAAAGATGCATCTCAATATGTTTTAGAACATTGTAGAGAGGGTTATAAACGACTAGGTATCGCAAAGAAACCTAACAAAGAAGATTACGAAAAACAAGTTAAACATGAACTAGCAGTCTTAACGCAAGTAGATTATAACAACTACTTCTGTATCATTCACGATATGTTAGAATGGGCAAAATCTCAAGGTATGATGACTGGTGCAGGTCGTGGCTCTGTTTGTGGTAGCTTAGTTGCTTATCTAATGGGTATTACAGAAATTGACCCATTACAATACAATCTCGTATTTGAACGATTTACTAATCCAGAACGTGTAACCCCTTGCGATATTGATTGTGATTTTCAACAAAGTAGACGGCAAGAGGTTATCCAATACATACAAGAAAAGTATACTCATGCATATCCAGTTAGAACATTCGGTTTTCTATCAGACAAAGCGGCGGTCCAAAAGGCTGGAAGAGCATTAAGTATGAAACCATCTGATGTAACAAAAGTATCAAAAAACATCAATGATATTAGTGAAGTAAAAGATACTAGGCTGAAAAAGATGGCAGAAAGTATGCTTAATCGTTTAGAAAACTTTAGTACTCATGCTAGTGCTGTAGCTGTATTTCCTAGCGACCCTGCTCAATGGTGTGCGATAGAATACCAAGAAGGTCAGTATGTAGCAGCAGAAGATTTTCATATTTTAGAAAAGCAAGGTATTCTTAAATTAGATATTCTAGGTTTGGCAACATTAGATATTATTGAGAATACCATTAATCGTATTGGCGACTTTGATATACATAGCATACCTTTAGAAGATGATATAACAGCAGAACTATTACAAGGCGGAAATACTATTGGTATATTCCAGATTGAGTCTGATGTAATGACAAATATTGTTAAAAGTATTCACTCTAAGAGCGTATATGATTTGGTTGATACTGTGGCTATAGGAAGACCAGGTGTATTAGATGTAGGGATGGATAAAGTATTTATAGCACGTAGACAAGGCAAAGAACCTGTAACATATTTGCATCCTGTATTGGAACCAATTTTGAAAGATACTGAGGGCGTTATTTTATATCAAGAACAAATTATGCAGATTGTACGTACATTAGCTGGTTACTCAATGGGTGAAGCAGATATTATGCGACGTATTATTGGTCGTAAAGAGTTAGATAAAATCAATCAAGCTGTAGATGAATTTGTCAAGCGTGCTAGTGAACATGGCTATACCGAAGATGTAGTAAGACCGATTGCTGACCAAATGATTGCGTGTGGCTCTTATGTATTTAATAGAGGTCATAGTGCTGCGTATGGATTGACTGCTTGGCGATGTGCGTACTTAAAAGCACATTATCCAGAATTGTTTTATGCATCTATATTTGATAACAACTTTGGTGATAAAGAAAAACTATCTGTATTTATTAATAATGCTAAACAGCATGGCATTCAAGTAGTCCCGCCTGATATCTACGGTGATAAATTATGTACAACAGCTAAAAATACAGTATGCTTAGGCATTGGTGCTATAGCTGGTTGTGGGAATATTAAATCGTATGAATATGCACGTGGTAAAGAGTTCCTAGAAAAGAATGCATCAATGAATTTAACTCAGTTAAAAGGTTTGATTTATAGTGGTGCAATTGATGATGGTGATGATAGAAATGACTATATTCAATACGTGCAATGGTTAAAAGATAAACGTAAATCTAAGGGCGAATATAAATTCGATGCTAATTCTAAAGATAATTTAAGCAAAGGTGCTATGGAATTAAAAGCGTTAGGATATACATTTAATAGTATTTTTGATGAATACGATACAAGTATATGCGTAGGTAATGTCGTGCCTGCTATTATTCTTTCTGTAACTGCACGCAAAACTAAACATGGTAAACCTTATGCTTTTATTACCGCACAGACGAATTCAGGTGTGGAAAAGTTAGTAACCTTTGATGTTGATTTTACTAAGCTGACGAAGGGAACGGTACACGCACTACGAATTAGCAAGGGGGTCATCACCGATGCCTGTCAGCTTGACCGCTTGACAGCCTGAGCATGGGGTGGTAGACTGAGGTTGTCCACGAGGGGAGCAAGCCTCCCCAACATCTTATTTTATTTAATGAAAGGGAAAAGATTATGGTAAAGAAAACAACAAAAGAAATATTTGATGCGTTAAAAGAACCATTTCCACCAGAGGATATCCAATGGCGAATTGGTCAAAAATCAAAAGACGGTAAAAAAGCTATGGTATTACCATATGTAACTAACCGTGCGATTATGGACCGCTTAGATGAAGTTGTTGGACCAGATAAATGGTTTAATAAGTATCATGAAACATCTCGTGGTGGTGATAATGGCTATATTTGTGAATTAACTATTATTGTTGATACCGAAGATGGTCCTCGTTGTTTAACACGTGAAGATGGTGCAAGTTGTACTAACATTGAGCCAATTAAAGGTGGCTTGTCGGATAGTATGAAACGTGCGGCAGTACAGTTTGGCATTGGTCGTTATTTGTATAATTTAAGTGAAAGTTGGGTTAATCTTGGACCTTATAATAAATTTGAGCCTCCTCGTTTACCTTTGTGTGCGTTACCTAAAGGTCACCAACAAGTTCACGCATCGGTACAAAGCGACGACAATCCTATCTTTAACTCTCACGAAGAACCACAACAAGATGATACTCCTAGATTTACAAAGGGTAAGTATGCGAATAAGGCGATTGCTGAAATCAATGATGTAAATTACTTACGCTGGGTAGTTGAACAATCTAGTTTTGATGAAGAAACAAAGAAACATAGTCAAAAAAGGTTAGGTGAATTAAATGGTTGATAGTGTTGTTGTGGATTTAAAAATATTACATGAACTTAATATTACTGTAGCATTAGTCCATGGATATATCAAACGACGTGCTGAAGAAGATGGGTATGACTTAGCTGGTAAAAAATTTATTAAATTAACTATGCCAGAAATTGCAGAGGGTATTGGTTTTGGTCGCATGACAGCTTGGAGGGGTGTCAAAATCCTTTCTGACCTTGGCTATATTGAACGTATTAATATCAGAGGAACGCATGGAGCATCTTATGCGGTGATAAAATGAGTACTAAAAAGTTTAACATTTTTGATGCGATAACACGATTATTCATGCAAAAGTGTACTGACGAACCTGTATTTCTAAAGAGGGGTTTTAACCCCTCCTATTTTAAAATCCGAGCACATTTCTATAAGCAAGATGAAAATACACTAGAAAAGGTGTTAAAATATTTACAAGATAAACCTGAAAAACAAATTATGACATTAACTGAAATGTATCATGATGCTGAACAGTATAGGCTTTATCGTATCAAAAAACACAATGAAAAAGAAATGCGTGGTGTAAAACTAGAAAAAGTAGAAAGTTATAGCTTGGATGATGTTTTAAATCTATGAGGTATATATGAATATAACCGAAACTATAATGCAACAAGTAGATATTATAGACTTTATCGGCAAATATACTAATTTACACCAAAGTGGTCGATATTGGAAAGGGAAGTGTCCACTACATGAAAGTGATGATACATCAGAAACATTAGTGGTATTTCCTGATACTAATTCATTCTATTGCTTTAGTTGTGAATGTGGTGGTAGTGTAATTAATTTCTTATCAGATAAAGAAAAAATTAGTTATCGTGCAGCCACTGAAATCTTGGCAAATGAATGTAATATTAGTCTAAAAGACAATAAGGAATACCAATTAGAAGCTAGCGAAGAAATGAGATTTACTAGGGAAGCTGAAATGTATCATAAAAATGTCAAACAGATTTCAGATTATTTACATAAACGTGGACTATCAGATGATACAATTAATGACTTTAAACTTGGTTTCCATAATGATTGTTTAACAATTCCTCTACGAAATGAACATGGACAGCACGTTAGTTTAGCTATTAGGCAATTCAATAAAAAACCAAAATATAAGAATACACCGAATAGTATCTTGTATAAGAAATCAGGCTTTTTATTCAATTTAGATTTAGCTAGAAAACACATTAAAGATACTCTTTACTTATGTGAGGGTTACATGGATGCTATTAGTGGTCATCAAATGGGTGTTCCAACAGTAGCTTATTGTGGCAGTGAATTACATAAAGACCAGATTAAGAAATTAGGCAATTTCATGCGTAAGGAAATCACGATAGTGATTTGTCCTGATAATGATGAAGCTGGTGTAAAACACCTACCACGTACAAGAGACCATTTTCAAGCCATGTTACCTCGTGTAAATGTTCGTGTTTTGATTATGCCAGAAGAATGTAAGGATATTAATGATTTACTATGTGCAGGGTACAATCTACAAGACTTACCTACTGAACATATTGATATTTTTACAATCAAACAGGTCATTAAACAATACAAGACAATTGAACAACAATATGTTGTAGCTGAGGCTTTCCTTAAAACAATACGCTCGCCAATGATTAGGGCAGAAGCTATTAAGGCTCTTGGTCAAATTTGGGATAGAGATGTATCTGATTTAAAAGCGTATTTTGATAGTGGAGTATCTGCTGAGGAAGATATTGTTGAAACGTTGCATGATGCATCTAGTAGCTTAAATCAATTACGTGATATCTATAAGCGTGGTACATATCCAACTCACTTCCAATTACTAGATAACTGTATTGGTGGTATATCTAAAGGTCAAGTGTTGTTAATTGGGGCTTATTCGTCGTCGGGAAAAAGTGATATCGCTATTGAGTATATTTTACGACAGATAGTCCAAAATAAAGCTAATGTGGTATTCTTTAGTTTAGAAATGCCACGTGGTAAAATTATGGAGCGTATCGTATGTAAAATACTGAAAAAGCGTATATCAGAAGTGAAAGAGTTGATTATGGATGGAGACCCAGTTGTCAATCAGGTACTTGAAAAAATTGGTAAAAAGTTGTATATTGTAGATGAGAACAATTTCTCTATGCATGATATTGAGCGTTATATTAATACAATTAATACTCGTAATATCATGGAGGGTGGAGTTGATGTTATTGTCGTTGACTACTTTACATACTTAAAGGGTGCTGGAGATTACGACGGTGCAAGCCAACAAGCTCTTATGATGAAAGGTATTGCTAAAAGATATAACGTAATTTTCACAATGCTATCACAACTTAATCGCAGTGGTAATACATACGAAGAGCCAACGATGAACCAATTACGTATGACTGGTGATTTAGAAGCATCTGCTGATTATATTTTGATGATTTGGCGACCTGATAGAGCTCCTAATTTATCGTTAGAAAAACAGCAAGAACTTCGCAATATTACACGATGTAAAGTTGAGAAAGCACGTGATGGAATGAATGGACCGCCAATGTTTGAGTTAAAGTACAATATTCATACTTCACGATTAGAAGAAGTGTTGACAACTGATACATAATATGATATATTATATATAAGGAGCAGATATGAAAAAGAAAAGAAAAGTAAAGAAGAAACGCATTAAATTTACTAGACAAGATGGCTTTTACTATGATAATGGTAGACATGGTAGTTTATCTAATGGTGATATTAATTGGAGTTATTTTGAATATTAATAAAATGAGGTTTGGTATAAATGCATACACATATATTTAAAAGAACTATGACAGATAAAAATATTGAAGAACTCAAACTTGCTTTACAAGACCCATTAATTTTTATTGACTACCCAATTGATTTTGCTAAAGAGGTTGGTGAATATATGACTAATGATAATGATGATTGGTCTACTTACATTACAAAAGTATTTGAGTGCAATGATGGTCGCATTATCCTTGTAGAATATAGTTATGTTATTGGTCATGTAGGACCGCAAAATATTAAAGTCTATTTTTATAAAGAGGATAAAGATGCCATACGTAAATTATAAATGCCCAGATGGAAATTTAATCTATATTGATGAATGCCTTTCTAAATGTAGATTGTGCGGTGAGCGTAATGAAGATGGTGAACTTTGGGTACCTGCTGGTAGATGTATGAGCCTACAAACATTGCGTGCTATTTCAGAACAGCGTAAATGGACAGGTAAACCATCTACTACACAGTTGCTCAAAGGTACACGTGAAGTTTTCCTTGAACTTACACAAAAGTATCATATCGCACCTAAAGACTCTGTATTTATGTTATTTGGTACAGAAGTACATGGTGGATTAGAAAGTCATGTTGGAACAGCTCACGGAGAAGTTGCTGAAATACGTATCGAAGATGATTATTCAACTGGTGCATTCGATTATTATACCCCTGAAAATGGTGGTACATTAGTTGATACTAAAACATATGGTAGCTATAAAGCAGCACACACTCTTGGGTACTATATGGAAAAGGTAGAAACTGATTATATTTATAAATCTGGTGCTAAGAAAGGTCAAAAGAAAACCGTCAATGTATTACGCAAAGATGGTGTTCATTTAAGATTTGATTTAGCCGTACAATTAAATGATTACCGTATGAAGATTGAAAGTAAGTTAAAATTACCAGTCAATAATATGTGTTGTCAAATTCTTGTACGTGATGGTAATACACATATAGCTACTAGCCGTGGTATCACAGAACCAAGTTATTTAGTCCCGATTAATAAAATCTCAGATATTTGGGTCGAAAGATATATGAGAAAGAAAAGTCAGGACTTAATATATGCGTTGGAAAACAACGAAATGCCCCCACCTTGCAGACATAGAGAATGTTGGGGAGGCAGAAAATGCAAGAGTTATTGTAATGTTTGGCAATTTTGCGACAAAGGAAGGGAATTACATGATTAAAACAAAAGGATTTTTAAAAGCAGTAGTAAAAGAAAATGGTGCAGTTGGTGTTAAGGTTAGTGGTTTATCCATTCAGGATATTACCTCTATCTATTCTGAAATTGTTGCACACGAATTAGGCGTTGATGTTGATGTATTCTATGATGTAATGATTGACCATCTTGAAAAAACAAGTGCTAGTTTTGAAGATGAACCAGTATATGAAGACCCAAATGAAATGGGTTACGATGCATTTACAGGCGAGCCACTTGAAGATAACTGTATTGAAGAAAGTGGACTGTTTGGTTGTTGCTATGATTTGAATGGCAAAGACGTAGAATTTGATGAATTGCCAAAAGAAGTACAAGAATTATTGTTAGGCATTGCGGAGGGTTTAAATGCAGACTAAAGATTTTACCAATAAACTCAATACGATTATCGACCTATTCGTAAAGAAAAGTGAACAATATTCCGATGGTAAAGATATCTTGTCAGCATTCCGTAAGGCTGGTCTAGTTCATGGCGATGGTAGTATTCAATCTATGTTTGACACCTTACTTATTTATAAGGGTAAACACGATTTAGCATTAGCTGAAAATGGATTGAAATTACCAGATGCTCAAGAACGATTACATGATATTATTGTTTATTGCGTATTAGGGAGTTTGATGATTGACGAAATGCAAGGTAAAGGAGAATTGCAAAATACCAAAGGATAGTTGTTGGTATTGTGACAACTATAATTTGTATCAACCCAAAAACCCTAATATATTATCACCTCGTCAAGAAGAACAAAAACTTGAATACAAATTAGCAAAAAAGGTTAAGAAGCAGACTACAGCAAGTAAGAGAGGTAAGGCTAACCGTCGTAACGGTAGAAAAGCAGAAAATGATTTGCTTAAATATTTACAATCCCTGCATCTTACAGTTCATGCGGTACCTGCTTCTGGTGCCTTTAAACTAACGAATGCTATTAAAGGCTACGGAGATAGTGAAATAGCTAAACGTATGTCAGGTGATTTGAAGTGGGATATTGGAGATAAAATATACACTATTGAAAGCAAGCGTGATGTAAATACAGATGGATTATACAAGAAAGCTGAAGATGGTCCTATCCATTATACAGGCTTTGCGTATATGTTACGTCAGGATTTATTTGAAGCGTTAATCAATAAGGTAGAATTTGGTGATGCAATTCCTAAAGAGCCTAAAGGTTTAAAAAAGATTGAAAAATATTTCAATCAAGATAATAGTGATATGGTTGTTATTAGTAGACCATATTTACCAAGATTATTTTTTATTAAAGAGGAACTATACGATGCAATCAAAAGAGAAAAGACACTTTAATATTACATTAAGCGAAGAAGATATTGTAAGTTTTGATACAGATATTACTAAAGCAAATGTTCTAATAAAAGTTATTGCAACTGCTAATGCTGCTACTATTGATATTCTTACACAAGCAACTAAGCGTGATGATATTGCGGATATCCTTATCCACGAAACAGAAGTAGCATTAATTGAAATGAAAAAAGGTGGTGAAGCCAATGAAGATAGTAAATAAAGATGGTACTAAAATTTTAGAATGCCAATCTATTTTTATCTCTGCTGTTTACGATGATACAGATAAAAATCTAGTAATTGGTTATAACATTAAAGGCTCTTTAGCAAATGGTCGAACAGAAGTTATCGCTAAGTTTGACAGTGAAGATAAAGCGAAAAAAATGATGGGCAATCTCATTATTAAATTCGGTGCTTGTACTGAAGCTATGGAGTGGTAATCGCTATGCAATACGAAGAAATCAAAGAATTGTCTGACGAAATCTGTGAAATGTATAAAACATTACAAGATAATGACGCAGACACAGCGTTTTATTTGATGAAAGAGTCCTCCTTGTTGATACCTAGTTTTGAAGAACTATCTCATGAGATTAATAAAATGGCTTCTAACTTGGAGCGTTATGCAAAAGCAACACATGCTAAAATTAGTCGTGAAAGTTCTAATAAGGTAACTGAGGGGGACCGTATTGCTACTACACATGAAGAAGTTCAAAATGCTTGGAAAGATTATACACAAACAGTATATAATCAACGCCTAGTACAAACACAAATTGATTTATTGAAGCGTGTCTACTTTGACTGCAAAATGATTTATGAAAATGTTTGCAGGCAAAACCGCACGGTAATACACGAAAAGATGGTGGGACATACATGACATTAAGAGAATATGAATATGTATCACGAAATGAAAATGCTTTTTTGGAATACTGTATGGAGCAGGCGATGTTCCTTAGGCGTATGATTGGCGTCCCAGTTAATTTATTGTGTGATGCTGTACAAGGGCAGGCATTGGTAATATTAGATAATGGAGTAGTGGTAGGAAAATATGAGTTCCAAGAATAGAGAAATTAAATTAGGTACACACGTTAATACTCCTGACGGTGAAATACGTGTTGGTTTAGTTAAGTATGACCCCAAAAAAGATGAATATTTTTATTCAGTGTTTGGTAGTAAATCTAAGTGGTATCATGAAAAGGATGTAACAGTATGCGAAAAACAACCGAAAATACGAAAGAAAAAATTGTTAACTTCTGGAAAGAAAATAAAGAAATCTTAGGTGAATTTATTGCTATTTTTGCCTTTGGACTATTATCATTACTTCTTTCTATTATTAATTTAGACGAACCACACGGCATTCAAATTATGCTGTGTATTATTTTATTTAATACATTGTGGGCTCAATTCCATGCTCAACGTGCATATTATGCGGTAAAAGATATGAAAGAACAGGAGAAAAAGAAATAATGTTAATTGCACAAGAAGAAAATTTAGTAAGGCTGCTTAGACAAATGAAAGATTTAGGATTTGAAAGTTTTGTTATTTTAGATGGTAATCTTAGTATCTTTGGTGAAAATGTCGAGGGGCAGATTATCCATGTGCCTGATGTTGTTTTAAAAACCCTTTGTTATTTTTTATTACGACATAAGCCACCATATTCAATTTCTAAAATTATTGCTGATATCGAACATGACGTTGTTGGTCCTGATAAGGGTTTTAAATGGTTTGATTGCGTTCATAAACCAAACAAACTACGTTTTCGTGAAAGTAAACTTGGTGAAATGGTGTTTACGATGAATGGTATTGTTCGTTGTAATAAAGGCGATAAAATTATTATCGGTGTAAATGGTGAGCAATATCCATGTGATAAAGAAATCTTTAAATTATTGTATGATGAGGTGTAGTATGCAAGTAATTAAACGTGATGGAACACGGCAAGAATATTTAGGTTCTAAAATTGAAAAAGCAGTAGAGAAAGCGATGTTTGCTACATACATGGTGATGGAACCTACTATGTTGGCAGAACCATTTCAAGTATCTCTACACGTTTGGGATATCGTAAAAGATTTAAAACGTGATGTATCTATTAGTGAATTAGAAAAAATCATCTATTGTAAACTAAATGATGATGGATATTCTGATGCCGCTATTAAATACATCGAATACAAAACAAAGCGTGATATACAGCGTAGCAAACACAAACTTACAGATGAATTTTTAACTCAGTATCCTGATTACCCAGAAGAAATGGATGAATTAGCTAAGTTTGTTTATATTCGCACATATTCTCGTTGGTTGCCAGATAAAAATAGACGTGAAACATGGAAAGAAACCTGTGCTCGTGCTGTTAATGGTAACTGTTCATATTTACCAACAGAAGATGGTGAACCTGAAAAATTATTTGATAATATGTTTTATTTCCGTCAACGTGTTTCTGGTCGTATGCTATGGATGGGTGGTACTGAAGCATTGGATAAAACTCCATTAGCGGCATATAACTGCTCTGGTATGGTAATGGATAGTCTGAAAGCATTTGAGGAATTATTCTATTTACTCATGGTTGGTACAGGCGTTGGTTGCCGTGTATTAAAAGAAGATATTGCTAAACTTCCTCACTTCCATGCAGACAAAGAAATTTACCATGTGAAAACTCCTATCCCTCAAGGTTCTACATTAGAACATACAAATGCTAAACGATATGGTAATAGCCTTGTTATTACAGTTGGTGATAGTAAAGAGGGTTGGTGTGAAGCATTAGGTGAATATCTCAACGGCATGACAGATGTAACGCTCCATTCTATCTCTTTAGATTATAGCTATATCAGACCACAAGGTGCTCCACTTAAAACCTTTGGTGGTTATGCTAGTGGTTTTAAATCTCTTAAAGAGATGTTTGATAAGCTACACAAAATCATCACCAAAGAAAGTACTGATGGCAAACTTCGCCCACTCAATGTATCTGATATGTGCAATATCATTGGTCAAAATGTAGTAGCTGGTGGTACACGCCGTACTGCTGAACTGATTTTATTTAGTCCTGACGATGAAGAAATGTTACACGCTAAGGAAAACTTAGACCCAGAACATTACTTCCGTTATATGTCTAACAACTCCATGTTCCTAGAAGAAAAACCTAGTAAAGAAGAATTGCGTAAATTAATGCTATCTATTAAGGAAACGGGTGAGCCTAAACGAAGCTGGGCTCGTTAAAATTTTTGAATTGCTGGAAGTCCCTTAGAGCCTTAATACCACAACGTAATTGGTAACAATAAGCGTGACGGTTTGAAAAGTTTAAGGATTGGGTAATCAGCAGCTAAGACCCAATTTGTATATCTGACAAAAACAAACGCATTTAAAAATTTCAAATTTATATTTTTAAATACAAATTGGGTAAAGTTCAACGACTATCCCGCAAGGGAGTAGGGCACAAGCCTATGGTGTCCGAAGTGGAAATGAAAGTGATATAGTCTAAACTTATATGAAAGTATAAGAAGTTCATAAGAGAACTGGGTGGTACTTGCGACACCACTTGAATATATTGGGATTTGTGAATGTGAAAGCGGCTAAAGAACGTAGACCAGATTTTGCTATTGTAAACCCTTGCTGTGAAATTATGTTAACAAATAAAGCTGTGTGTAATTTAACCAACATCAATGTATCTAAGTTTATTGACGAACGTGGCAATGTAATGATACCTCAACTTAAAGAGGCTTGTAGGTTATCTGCACGTGCTTGTTATCGTTTAACAGAACCTGAACTAGAAATTCCTAGCTGGTCTGAAATTCATCGTAGAGATAGATTGATTGGTTGTTCGATTACAGGTTGGCAAGATGCTGTTGTAGGTAATTTAAGTAAATCAGACCAAGAAGCATTACTTGTATTGATGAAAATGTGGATTAATGAAGCTGCAAATGAATACGCAGATGAAAATCAATCTCCTCGTCCTGTATTGTATACAACAGTACAGCCAGATGGTACAGGCGGTTTGATTAGTAATTGTTCAGCAGGTGTACATTATAATCACTCGCCATATTATTATAGACGTGTTCGTATCTCTACTAACTCTCCATTATATCAAGCAGTCAAGCATTTAAAGGGGTGGCAAATTGACAACGAAGTGGGTCAGGACGATAATGGCAATACTAAGGTTATTACTTTCCCTTGTAAGTCTAAGTCGCTTACTACAAAGAACAACGTATCGGCGTTAGAACAACTAGAGCAGTATAAGATGATGCAACGATACTATGTTGACCATAACACATCTATTACTGTAACAGTTAAAGATGATGAATGGGATGATGTAGTAGATTGGCTAGATGAAAACTGGCAATACGTTGTAGGTATTTCATTCCTATCTTTAAATCAAACATACTATCCATTAATGCCTTATGAAGAATGTACAAAAGAACAGTATATTGAATTAAAGGAAAAGATGGAGCCATTAGACCATGAATTAGTTAATCGTTATGAATTTGAACTACAAACCGTAGGTAAAGATTTTGAAATTGACGAAAGTGGTGAATGCGAGGATGGACATTGCCCAGTGCGGTAGTGTCAGTGAGGGGGTTGACCGCCCCCCTCTCCTTGTGCTATCATAGAAGCATAGGAGGTAGCTATGAAACACTTATTTAGAGCGAAAGATGAAGATGGCAATTTAGTATATGGTTCTGTTGTATATGGAAAGCCTGTCGAGTCGTATTGGGCAGAACATGAAGACAAAACTCATTTCTTTGTAACTGACATAGAGTATACAGAAAGATGGGAAGTTACGTTTGATGAAGATGGCTACCCAGAAGATGAATACTATGATAACTGGGATGTTGGTGCCATTGATATTGACTGGAACACTTTAGAATTTAATTTAAACGGGCAATGGATAAAATATGAGGTGAAAGAATGAAAGTAGAATTAGTAGCCAATACGGTATTAGAACTACCAGTACATGCAATGAGTCAGTGCTACGGGTTTAATACCACTGAGAAGTCTTTGGTTAATGCATGTAAAGCTGGTCATTTATCTTTATTAGAACATGCTTATGCTACGTTTGATATTGAAATGTCTCAGAAATGTTTAGCACAAATTACACGCCATAGACAATTATCCTTTACCGTAAAATCTACACGAGGTACCAATTTTAGCGATGGTGGTTACTTTGACTCACACGAACATGATTGGACTGGCATTGTTAATAAAACACTCATTGCAGAACACATTAATGGTATTATAGAAGAACAAATCAAAAAATACCAACAATTAGTTGAAGATGGCGTTCCGTATCAAATTGCCGCTTATGTATTACCACTAGCTACAAATGTTACCATGACAGTTACTGGCAATCTTAGAGCGTGGTTGGAATATTTACCTAAGCGATTATGTAAACGTGCTTCTCGTGAACATCAGGCAATTGCTCGTGAAATTTACAAACAATTAAACAAAGCATATCCAGATTTATTTACATTAGAAATTTTAGGCATGTGCGAGGGTTGTAAAGAAACATCTTGCGATTTCACATCTCATAAAAAACAACCTAAGACACCTGTAAGAAAGGAACTACAATGAATACACTAATTATTATCATCGTAAGCATGCTGTCTCTACTCACAGCGGTGTGTGCTATTTTAACTAAAGTATTATCTGTTTTAACTGTTGTTGGTGGTGTGTGTTGGTTGTTAGGATTGTTTGGTGTCACTGGCATGACAGTCGTATGGTGGTTTATTGGAACTGTTGTTAGTGGGTTAAGTATTTTAATCTTACCAATTCTTATTGCAGTGATTGCAGAATTTGGAGGTAATAATGGAGCCGATAATTAGTCCAGTATTTATATATTTAATTGGTATTTCAGCTAATGTCCAATGGCTGTTAAACCTATTTGCTATTGTTTCTGCGACCATTGTATTGGTATCAGCGGCAATATATTTAGCATCGGCGACTGATGTGTGGAGTGATTCCGATAGCATTCATAATACCATGAGAAAATGTACAAAAGCAGGAAAATATGGTTTAATATGTTGCGTTATTGCAGGTATGTTAGGTGCGTTAATTCCTAGTAAACAAGTTGCTATGGCAATGCTTGTTTCCAGTTATGTTACACCAGATAATCTACACGGAGCCAATGAGGTAATTAAATCTAATTTACAAGACTACATTAATATAATCGTCGATGGTATTAACAAGGTGAAATAAAATGAAATCACTATTTAGAGCATTAGATAAAAACAGAGAATGGGTGTATGGAACAGTACACGTTGACCAAACTGGTAAAGCTGGTTTTATATTAACTACAGGCATTCGAAATCCATCTGATTATACACTAGATGAACTTCATGGGGAAACTCTTAAAATTGAAGTTCGTGCTATTGATTGGAATACACTACAAATTTGTGTTGGTGATGGATATGTGCCATACTTCATTAACAAACCTAAAGACAGAATTGAGGTGAAATATCTTGCTATCGGAGATTAAACGATTTCGTGATAAAATAGCATCTTTAAATAATTCTCTTGGCGATTTTGAGGATATTTCATCGAAGCATGATGAGTTCTTAGGAGTTGAATATCTATATCATCAAATTAAGGACGACTTAGATGCATTATTTTCTATGTATCATTATGTAGATACACTAGATTATGAAGCTATTATGGATGGTTCAAAGCATCGTATTCTAGCTAGAGATGGAGATAGACTTGTCTTCCGTGCAGATAATGATATAATCGCTGTACTTGAAGCTCCACAATCAGTTATAGGCTTGACATTTGATATGAATAATGGTAAACTAGAAACAGAAATTACAACTATGAAATTTATACAAATGGTTAATGGGGTAAAAGAAGAAATGAAAAGGTATGAATTTGCCAAAGGAGTGTGGCTACAAAGTGAGTGCGGAAAGAAGTATATATAATACAGCCAATCAACCAATTTTAAAATACAGTCCATCTGTATTTACTAATTTAATTGAAGCAGAATTAAATATTTATCAAGATAAAAGAGATTATTACGCTCAAATGAATGACGATGTGAACATGAGGTATTACGAAGCCAAGTCAGACGCTTGTCGAGAATTACTTCGTCTTATCGTTGAAAAGTTTTAGAAAGGATGATTTTATTAAACAGGTAAGATTATTTATTCTCACAGTATTGGCGGTATTAACACCGCTCTTGACATTCGCTTATCCAGTTAATGTAGAGTTGACTGGTTATACACACACTGGTAGTCTTATGGCAAATGGAGAATATCCATATGTTGGTGCAGTTGCATCTAATGACTACCCTTTAGGAACGACTGTATATATTTACGGTCAGCCATATGTTGTAGCAGACAGAATGGCAGATGGCATCTATGGTGTCATTGATATTTTCATGGATAGCTATGATGAGGCTATCGAATTTGGCAGACAAAATGCCACAGTTTATATTAATTAAGGAGTAACAACATGAACAAAGTAATTCTTGAAGGCGTTATGGCTCGTGAACCACAAGTAAGAGAAGTAGGCAATGGTAAAGTATGCAATTTCACAGTAAAATGTACAGATACAGTAGACGTAAATGGCACACCAAAAGAGCTTACCTCTTACGTAAATTGTGTTGCGTGGAATGAATATGCAGACCAATATATTAGTGCTATGGTTGATGAACCTGTTAATGTAGAAGGTCGATTAACAACACGCAGTTATGAAAAAGACGGCAGAAAACATTATGTAACAGAAGTAAATGTAAACAAATAGGGGGGAATATGAGATGTTTTCAAAAAGTATCTTATATTCCTGACGGTATTTTACCAGTAAGAAAAACAAAGCATTCTGCTGGTTATGATTTAGCAGTAGTTGAGGGTGGGGTTATCCCACCTCATGCTACTAAAATCTTTAATACTGGAATTAAGGTATGCATGGAAGATAATGAAGTATTATTAATTTTTGTGCGTTCGTCTACAGGTATTAAGCGTGGCGTTACGTTAGCAAATGGCACTGCTGTCATTGACGCAGATTACTATAATAATAAAGACAATGAAGGACATATTATGTTAGCGTTACATAATAATACAGACGAAGCTATTACTATTGAAGATGGTGATAATGTTGCACAAGGCGTATTCGTAAATTATTTATCTACTGGTGAAACAGTAGTCAAAGAGCGTAAAGGTGGTATCGGTTCTACAAATGGCTAAAAACTACGACCAATGGTACGAGGAGATAATGGAGAATGCCGATACAGTAGAGCATGGTATTAATACTATATGTAAATTAATGCGTAAACGTGAAAGTTGGGCAGATGCTACTGCATATAGAAAAGATAAAAAATGGTTTTATAAAACTGGTCAATATTTAAAAAACAAAGAAAAAAAAGAAGTAACAGACCCTTATGAATATATCAGCAAACTATCTTACCAACAATCAGTTAATAAAATTATTCAAGCTGTACACGCATATGCCATGACGTGTGATGCTGAAGCGTGGATTGTATTCTGTCAAAAGAAATTGTATAAACAAAATTATCAAGAGCCGCCTAGTCATGATGGTCTTAAATTAAGACCAATAAGACAAAGAATACATACCTTGTTAAAAAAATTGCGTACATTTATTTGTATGTACATTGAACAAGATGCCACGATTGATGATGATGTAAAGGAGTATATTAAGCGTGTTAGCAAGAAAAATAAAAAGTCTAAACGATAGTTATGAAAAGCATATTATGCAAGTACGTGTCGATGGTGATAAAGCTGCATTAGCTGTATTGTCCGATGTACATGAAGGCTTAAATAATCGTAGACAATTACAAGAAGCAGTTGATATGCTATTGCACTTAGGTCCTAATTGCAAAGTTATTCTTGGTGGCGATAGCACAAATACTACTACTCGTAATTCTAAAGGTAATGTATTAGAAGAGTGGGCTAGTGGTGATGAACAGGTCTATGCTATTGTCGATGATTTAAGACCATTGCACGAAAGCGGTCAACTTATTGGTATTACCGCTGGTAATCATGGTGCACGTGCGTACAATGAAGCCTTTATTAATGTTGAAATGATGATTGCAAGTTTACTTGGAGATAGAAATTTATACAAAGGTGAATTTGGTATCGTTTATTTTAACGTAAACAAGAACTGTTATGTTCATCACATCTTACATAAACACAAAAAGGCTAAAAATCATTATGATTATTTTAATGCTGATGTAACATGGTATGAACATTTTCATGAACCGTATGCTGTTCCTAAGTTGATTATTGAACATAATAAGTATGTTAAGAAACCAGTTGCTAAAGAGATTTGGGAATTACATCAAGGTTCATTTCAAGTATATCCTGATTATTGTAAAGCTAGTGGTATTAGACCTACTATTGGTGGCTTTTATATCGCTGAAATGAGCGGTAATGAACATCAAAGACAAGTAATACCATATTTAGACCATCAGTTACATTCCCTTATTGAAAGGGGGTATACACTGTGAGTTTATTAAATACAGCCTTCATCAATGTCGGTTTTAAAACTTACATTCCTCTTGATAGCATCGACTACATCTTGGATAGTAGAGAACAACGATATAAGCGTTTAGTCATTGCAATGAAAAAAGAAGGAATGATAAAACTAGATGCCACTAAACGAAGAAAATGTCGCAGTCTTATTATTACTAAAGATAAGATGGGTATTCTATCTGCATTCCCTCCAGAATATTTATTAGGTTTAAATGTAGATGATGAAATACAAGATAAACTATTCGAGCAAGATAAGATTGAGAAAGCTAAAGGTCGTATTCGTTATTATAAATGGGGGTATGAACATGGATATAAAACAGAGGAAGAATATAGAAGAGCGTGTGAAGAAGCCAAGACCCTCGGAGTACAAGAAGAAACCGAAGCCTAGTGCTCAACAGGAGTTATATGCTATGGTAAAGGCTGAAACTGGTAGTACTCAAAAAGCAAAAGAGGCGGCAGGTTATTCTCCTAATTATCCAACTAAAATGCTTGAACATACTGATACCATGGAGTTAGCTTTAGAGAAAGCCAAACAAACAGTACAAGAAAAGTTTGTTAAGCGTGCTGAAGAAATGGCAGACCAAATGTATCATCTAGCATTAAATGCACGTTCTGACCAAGTTAAATTCCAAGCTACTAAAGATTTACTAGATAGAGCTGGCTTTGCACCAGAGCAAAAAACCGTAAATGAAACCAGATTTACTACTGTTGAAGCTCGTGTTACCCAAGATATGCTAGCACGATTTAATCGTATTAAAGAGCTAGACAATAATAGTTAAAAATGGACATAAAAAAAGCCCCAGTTAAGGGGCTCTTTTTGTTTAAGCATGTTTCATCATTGCTTCTAATGTCTTATCAAGACCAACCATAGCCGCTGCTAATGGTAATTTATCAAAGATTTCTTTTGCGTGTTTAGGTGGGATATCAGCTTCTGCAAATGCTTCTAATAAGCGTAAATCAACTGCAATAGCAAGCAAGATTAATTCTTTTACAGTACAATTTTTAATATCAATCTGTGCAGAACCATTTTTAAAGGTTGCTTGAATTTCACCTTTTAATTCAGATGGGTTGATATTTTTAATTAATTCCATTGCATCAAATTTATTTTCCATTTTCTTCGTCCTCCTGTTTTAATTTAAGACCAGTTTGTGCCGCATAAATAGGTAATTTTTCTAATTGTTTTTTCATTTCTTCCTTAGTCATACCCATTGCCAAACCTTGTAACATATAGCGTGCTGTTACATAACAAGCAATTTTGTACATATCTTGCAACGTACCATTTTCAAATTCATACTGAATGTCATCTTTACTTACTGTAATTGTTGCTTTAAATTCTTTTGCCATGATTTTTCTCCTTTACATTTTAATTATATTATCTTTGGCATAAGTTTTATCCCAATTGGATAACTTTTTATTGAGTTGGGTAAATTCATGTCCCCATACGTCAAATTTCATATCATGGACCGATATGAATTCCGTAAACGACGAAACAATTTCGTATTCAATTTCAGCGACTGTAACATCTGAATCGTCTTCATACATTTTACTAAGAATATATTTTAAATCTTCCACTAATGTATATGGCACATTGACACCAAAATGAATTTCAAATTCATCCAAAATATATTGAACACTATAATATAAGACTTCATTATCGAAATGGACACCGTTGATAACACCATCAAATTTATGATTAATCTGACATTTCATTGTGCACTCCTTTTGCATTTACTACTACAAAATCTACCATAAACACGTTCTTCTACGGGTGGCAGTCTAACACCACAAACACAGCAATGAGTTGCTGATTTAGACACTTTTCTACCTATTACAGCATTACCATGTTCTTTATCATATTGTTCCCATTTTAAATCGAATTTCTGTCGCCACGTTAGTTCGTCTTTGGGTTGTTCAAAAGTTCTACGTGTTGTTGGATTGCGACAGTATTCGCATAATGTTTCGTTATTTGTAACCTCAAATAAGTGATTACAACTATGACATTTTCGTTGCATAATACCTACTTTCTAATTGGCTTATAAATATAGATAATTGGAATTCTTGATGGTTCATACATTAATACATATGAACCTCTTGTTGTATGAGGATGCCATCTTTCTTCCATATTATCTCGATAATCATCTACACACCTTAATCTTAAATATAAAAATTTAATAGTTTCTCTAGGTTCTATCATCGTACACCTATTATAATAATTGAATTTGATTGTCTATAAATATATTTATACGCTTCTATCATATCAATGTTCGCTTTTCGTATATGTACATCACCTTTATTACGAAGTACAAAAGTATCTATATCCATATACGAAACTATGCACAAATTTTTATTTATCATTTTACCTCCACTACTATAATATATGGCATTTGCCGATACATATACTTAAATATTTCTTTTGTACTGAGATTTATCTTAGCTTTATCAAGATGTGATGGACCTCTAAATCTACCACATAAAATACTAAGGTATGTCATCTCATGGTAATTTTGATTTATCATGTTCTCACCTTGTATATACAACAATTTTTATCGTGTTTATAGTTATATAGACATAATACACGTGTAAATATATGAGCGGTATCTTTGTCTGCTAATGATGCATTTTCGCATTCTTTAACTGTTCTATGAAATTTTATATAAATTAATCTATTCCTATTTACCACATAATCACCTCTGTTTCATAAAAAGTTTCGCCATAATATTGATATATGAAAAAGTTTTTAAGAGAAGTTTTACCAAATTTTAATTGCTTGGCAATACATGCACTATTGCCTATATACCAACTATACCTTGTAGTTTTAACATCGCATGCAAATTCTTTATATATCATTTATTTTCACCTCATAAAACGTATCCCTCATATACAACAAACCCCATCAGATATTGGTCAATCAGTATATGGGTGAGGCGAAATGCAGGACCATTATATACTTCAAAATTATATTTACGCTTAGACTTTTTAAAATAATGTTGTCCCCATATTTGTCTAGTATATGATATTTCTCTTACATTAATCATATTTAATCCTTCCTAATCAAAAATGCTGGCGTTTTACTATAGTTCCATCGAAACATTTCAAGCAAATGGACTTCTCGAATACAATTTGTATATGAATATAATGCATGAGCGTTGTTAAAAATATTTCTCCATGGAGAAAGTTTAAAAACAATCTTATCAGATTTATTTATCATCGCATAATACCTCCATTGCATAAAAAAGTATATTATTATTATATGTTTCTACTAAGGCTGACACCAAACACAATCCCATTTGCGAACCTATTACCGATGGGTGAAATGTATTTAGGCGACGAGCGGACCTGAATGTATTGCCCATCGTTAGTGTTGTATACATATATTTATTAAGCATAGATTGGAACCTCCTCTGGACGAGATATATAATATGCATGTCTACGACCACTACCATCGAAGTTATACATGTCTTTAAAGACACTAATAGGAAGTAATCCTAAAGCATATACTGGAACTCGCTTAAATCTACAAGTACATTGTTCTATATCTGGTATATATAAACATATATCTATTTTATAAATTTTATTTTTTATCATGGTTTCATCCTCTTAATTTTGGTTGTTGCATTGGCTTCATATGCGGCATATGCATCGCAGATAGCCTGATATAAATAACAATTATTTCGAAGACCAACTCCATATAAAGGAGGGAAATTCAAGCCATTGCTAGTTTTATCGTAATAAGTACTATACCTTTGTACAATATCTAAGTTCTGTATCATCTTCTTCTCCTTATTCCATAATATGAAGAATACGACATTTCGCCACCATATTTAAGTCTATATGCTACAGATAAATTACGTGTACATAAGACATGAAGCGTGACACTAAAATGACTATTACTTTTAACAATTCGTGGTATATATGTCATTTTATCGAATATTACCATTTCATTAATATTTTTAATCATCAATTACTACCTCACTTACGCCTAAAAGCATATTAGTTGGATAAGCATTATATTTACTGGCGTATACATAATAAATACTTGTGTTTATTTTATGTACTGGATATACTCCATATTCTTTATATACTGATTTTCGTGATGTATTATATAATAATGTACGCACATCACAAGACTCTCCGAATGAATTAATCATAGTATTCTCCTTGTATATTCAGTCTTATTTGTGGGGAGCCGAAGCTCCCCTTAGAATTACTCAGCAGAATTTACAGCTTCTGTTTCAGCAACATTAGTTGCTTCATCATTAACTGGTGTATCTTCTACTGGTGTAGTTTCTACAGTTGGTTGAACCATCACAACAGGAGTTGGATTAGTCATCTTATAATGTTCGTAGAACTCTGTACCCATTTCACGGTCAATTCGTTTCAATTCTTGGATAAGAAGATAAGATGTTTCAGCACCACGTTCAACATACTTTTTAGTACGTGCTTGGATAGCTAAAGATACGATTTGTTGTAGTTCTCTAATACGAACTGCACCAGATTTAGATAAGAACAAGTATTTTTTAGCAGTTGCTTCGTCAAATGTTACCTTTGGCAATGCAATAGCTTTGAATTCATCTTTATGTGCTTTGGTATCCATAAATAATGTTACTGCACGAGAAAGACCAAGTGGAGTTGCTGGGAATACTTGTGTTGTTTTCAAAGATTGAGCGATAAAGCGTAATTGTTCTTTATCGGATAAAGCGGATACATAGTTAGTAATAGTAAGGTTCATTTGAGCTACAGTTGTCATGTTGTTTTCTCCTTCATTGTATGGTTAATAATAGTTTGTTTAATTTTTTGAGTACGTAATCTGTACTCATCTATACTATCTTTAGCATAGAGGTAAATGATTTCGCATGGTTGAGTTTGACCAATGCGATGTATACGGTCCTCTGCTTGAGCCATAAGAGATGGTGACCACGGATATTCAATAAATATCGCTTTGTGTGCATTAGTAAGTGTAATACCAACAGCACTGGCTTGCAGAGAACACAGTATAAGGTTGTAATTAGCACTTGAATAACTAGAGTGACTTTGAAAATTATCAATATTCTGTTGTCTGTTTGTTTTTGATTGACCACCGATAATGACTTTTGCATCAGGAAATTCCTTTTTCAACTTATCAATTATACTACGATGGTGAGCAAATACCACAAGGGAACCACCTCTTTCTAATTCTTTACGAATATAATCTATACAATAAGGCATTTTCTCTTTTAAGACTTCCTTATCGTACCTTTCAATCTCCTCAAACGAAGCTGGTTCTGGTTGATAGACGGCACAACAAGGAACCATGTGGACAGTTTTTGGAGGTAATTGATTTTGGACTTCTTTCTTTATACGTCGTATCCATATTTTCTTCATTGCTTCATTGAGCTTTGATAGATTGGAATGACCATCATAAGACGAACCCCAAGGTGATGCATAATTACCACAATACTCTTGTATAAATTTCTGCTTACCACCTAATTTATATGTAAGTCCTGCAATCTCTAATTGACACAACAACTCTTTAGGTCTATTTAATACTGGTGTACCAGTTATCATGATACGATAACGAACACCCTCTACTAACTTCAGAGCCGCTTGTGTTCTTTGGGAAGTGGGAGTTTTTAAAACATGGCACTCGTCAAATATTACCTGTTGAATATTTAATTGTTTGAGTTTAGAAAGGTGGTGATTAAGCATTTCATAATTGATAATTATTACTTTGCTACTCAAGTCATCAGTATTCACAGAAATATTTGCCCATGTTTGCAACTCTCTTTTCCAATTTTCTTTAAGAGGTGCAGGACATACAACCACAGTTGGAAACTTATTCCTTTCTTTAATGACAGTACATACTTGGGCTGTTTTGCCTAGTCCCATATCATCACAGAGGAAGATGGATGATTGACTAAGCATCTTATTAACCCCCTGTCTTTGATACGGGTATAGCTTCATTAGGCAGATACCCTTACAGTACCTGTTTCATCATCATAAACACCCTTGATAGTGCCATAAGAAGCGTATGTAACTCCTTGTACAACGCCCTCAAGTTCATTAAAATTAGTAACATACAATACAATATCTTTAGATACTGTGTTTTCTGTCATATCCCAAACAGAACCACCACAATCTTCAACGAATTGCATCATCATTTCAATTTTTTCTTGGTTCATTGGAACATTACCAGCCGAACAACGTATCATTGTATACGTAGTTTCGACCTTTTTTTCTTTCTTTGGGATGGAGTAACCTGCACCAAAACTAACATAACGAAGATTGTACTCAGGGAAATTAGTAGGATACAAATATTTTGTTACTGTAAAGTAAATTTTATCTGTATCATAATACCAAGAAGATACGGTACCGCCATATGTTTTGATTTTAGAAGATAATTTATCAACATCGGCATCTGCATCTACAGAATATGTATAGGAGTTGTTATAACTGCCATATCCATAATTGCCACAGGAACCATAATCATAATATTTCTTACGTTCTTCGTAAGATGTATTAGAATACTGCACTCCTGTATCTTTGGATGTATTCCAAGTACCGAGGATAATGGCACCTTTTTTACCAAGGATTGCATACTTATTAGTACCCATCGCTTTCTTCAAAAGATATTGAGTACTTTCTTCATACAATTTAGAACGTAATGGATAAAGGATTTCAGCCCCAAAGTGCATTGTATCACTATATGGTGCATTTAATGCTGCTGTTGGCGTAAAGTCAGCCATAACACCATTGTGAGAAAAACCGATATCAGAGTATACATCTGTTTGACGCATATCATCAAGATTATCTGTTAAGATGAAAGGGTGGCAACATTCTGGAGAAACTTTACCAGATGTTGCGATACGGAAATGGAATACTCTATCCTTATCCGTAGGGAGGTCTTTTACAGCACTCCAAAAACTTTCAAAGTCCATAAAACCTTTTCTGATGTGTACTTTTTTCTTTTGTGGGTCATAAATCATAAACCCTGCTCCATCAGGATTGTTTATGAAACAATTACGAAACTCCTTTTCAGAAATTTCAATACCTTTTGAAGCATAAGCAATTACGCACATATTTTAGTTCTCCTTTACTTTACCAATATTTTTACTATTTAACAAGTTAATCAATTCTGTATATCCACGCTTTTCAGCTTGTCTACGAATATGAGACCAACCAATATACTTAATACTTTGCATATTAGCAACACTTGTTAAAGCATCAACAAATTGAATATACGCTTTCAATCGGCTAATATTAACAGTACTTCTAAACATACGGAACTCAATTGTATGTGCAGGGCACAAATTAAGAGCTCTATATTTAGCACCAGAGTCTTGAGCGTATTCAAAGATACTTCTAATTTCTTTCACTGTGTAGCGATACTTTTCGCACCAATTGCGGTCTCTATCGGTCCGATTGGACATATGCAAGATTGTATCATGATGGTTTTCAATAAAACGAACCATTCGAGCAATACATAAATCGTCTTTAAAATAGTTTCGATTTACGTGCATGTGGATACCAGCTCCACAGCCTGCATCACCATTGTTATCTACTAACCGTTGGATAAAGTTGTTCCAGTCCATATCATTTAAGTGATATTCTGGTGTACATGGATGCGTTACAAATTCAATACCATCGTGCAAAGACCCGTCGTGCTTAGCGTAAATAACATTATTCATTGGACCAATAATTCTATCAGCAGTGCGGTCGCTTTCGCCGCAACTATGGAATTCTAGTTCAATGCCAATAAACTTCTTGCCCTTACCAAAGAATTTTGGTTCTGGTTTAAAGTTGTAGGAGTGAACGCCCATCATTGGAGCGGCTGATTGGGAACTATAATATTGACCGTTTCCTGCTCTGTAGAATTGGTCAGCTACAGCATAGCTATACTTCTCGCCAGTGTCTTCTACGGTAAAGAAATCTTCTTCAGAACGTCCATATGTACCATTATAACATACTAACTGGTCTTTAACAGATGGGTGAAAGAATACATTACCTTGGTTATGAATATAACCAACTAACATATCTTTTTTCGCACCGCATAAGTTAGAAATTGGACATGTTACCATTAAGGAGTCAACAAGTATAGGATGAATACCTGTATTTTTTACGATATCACGTTCATCCTCAATATAAAATGGAATGTTTGTAACATTACAAATAGCTAGGTCAGGATTATTACCAACTAAATGTAACTCATCAAAGCCAACATACAAATTTTCATACTCTTTGCCTAGTACCAAATGGAAGTATTGTGGTTCATACCAGTTTCCACTTAAACAGGATTGTTTTACAAATTCTGGTTTGCTACGTTTATTGATGTAAATTACGCCACATTTAGTATGTACCTCCATTGCATCTGTTAGTTCTTTGCCAGTAATAGAACAATGAGTGGCATTTGTACCTAGCTTAATATTATCATTACCATCAGGTAATTGATAAATATAGCTATCAATACGAGCACAGAAATAGTAAACAATATCACCACGAGTTACAACAGTTAAGATATTGCCGTAACGGTCTTTAATGATATCACCAATTCGCCACGGTAATCGCTTATGGTCATTTGAGAAAGCACCATGGTTAATAACGGTCCGACTACTACTACTACATTTAACAAGTTGACAATCTTCTGGTTTAATGTCATAATTATTATTGTAGCTTAGTTCTTCTTCTTTGACAAATATTTTATTGTCGCCATCGCTTAAAATGTAACCAAAATTATCAGAATAGTCAAAGCCATCCCCAATTACACGCCAGTGACGATTATTATGTTCAACCTTACGACCTAAAGTTAATCTCATAGGTAGTCCCCCTCCAACATTCTATCGACTTTTACTAAATTAGATGCTTTGCGATGAAATTCGCTATCCGTATAAAACGGATTGGAATAAATTGCAATATTACCATTCGGTAATACTTCTGACCGTCCAACTTGACATAATCTATATCTAAGACTACGTGTAGGTTTGGCAAATACTACGCCAAAATGTCTTTGTACTTCAAAATTAGGCATTGAAAATTCCTCCTTTTTTGAATAGTAAACCAACGCTATTATAGAATAAAGGAGATGTAATTTCTTTATTTTTATTGTAATAGCGACGAATATCTAAAATATCTACCCCTTTTAATGCTTTTGTCCAAACGCTATTTTCAGGAGTAAATAACGCAACTTGTGGATTATATAAATCCTGTGCTAACGTCGTAGATGCAACAAGGCGTTCAACAAAGCCTAGTTTAATTTCTACATCGTTATAATAACGAGAAGCACACAATAAACCGTTGATGAACACCAAACCAAGACAATTAATACCATCGTCAGCAATAATTACCATTGGTGTATCAGGTTTAGCTTTTCGTTTGGCAATTTGATATAAACCCTCACCAAAGTAACCGATGCTACGTAAATCGGTACCAAAGCGTTTTAAGCTATTTTTAATACTAGCCACCTGAGCCCTAGGAATTGCAATCATAGATACGTATTTTTCGCCATTAATTTGACCAATACGTACCGTACCAATATCATACGTTTGAGAACCTACATGATATGGTAAACCACCATACTTAATAGCTTCATCGTCCATATCAGTTCGTACTAATAGAACTTCTGGTCTATAAAATTTAGTTGCCGCAATACGATATTTACCCTTTTCTATTTTAGAACAAATATCAGAAAATCGGTCAACTTTTGAATACTTAGTCCCACTAAATTCTGTGAAACATACAGTATTCTCTTTGTCGATGTATGCAGAAAAGCCAGTCTCTGCATTCACTGTTACTGCTAGATTTTCCATTCTATTCCTCCTTTGGCAAACGACCTAGCGATAAACAACCCATAATATTGCTGCCTGTTCGTACAACTTGAGCAGGCACTCGTAAATCCTTTCGGTGAGGATAAGAGTTGATAAATAATTGAGACACAATATATGCCACATTCTCCTGTTCAGGAGGTAAATCAATACAAGTATACTTGCTTTCTGTAACAGGGATACCATCTTCATAATGAGATAGAGAAATACTTTCCTCTAATCTCCAAGCATCACCTGTAGGCTCAATTACCCTTACAATTTCACCATCCTCATTTAAGATGGTGATATCATGGGGTGTTTTGTTAATTAGCTCCATATTATTTAGCACCACTTTCTTCATACCAAGTTGCAATAGCACCAGCAAGCTCTACATTACGAAGCTCGTTAAAGGATAACAAGCCAAAATCTTTATCAGCGAAGAAATATTTATCGCTAACATCGAATACGCCAAGTTCAGAGCTTTCAACCATTACCTGCATGGCTTTATTACCAAAACAAATACCCCAATTATGTGGAGTATTCTCAAACGCCATATCGGCTACTGGAACCAAAGCATTATACAAAAACACTTTATCTTTTGGTGTTAATTTTGTAGCGTGTGCAGCAATACTATTTAACTCGTGTTCTGATAGCTTTTTAAATTTCCACAATTTATAAGCTAACAAAACACATGGCATGCTAATTTTATATGCCGCTGCAATCATACGCATATCTATGTGTTCAATCGTAGCCTCAGTCTTATTTTGAGCCTTTTCTAATACGATTTTGTTAAACAAACCAAAAATTGTTCTTGCCATAATTATCATCCTTTCATCTTTAGGTACAGTTTTTTTAATCTACGTTTGTTCACGTCATCACCAAGTTTTTTATAGTCGATGTGAATAATTTCATAAGGAACGCCCTTTTCTTTGGCTTTCCCCTTTATTTCACGAACACAGTCTTCCATCCCCCAACTCCAAAACTCATATTCACTACGAACTAGAGTTATGTACTCTGGGCAAATAACGTACACTTTTCGTTCTTGCTCTCCATCATTATACTTGATAAGGGCATCTTTTTGAATACGCTGAATAAATCGTTCATAGTTATCTGCCCATTCATTTTCTTCAGCAGACCAACCAAACAACATTGACATTACTGACCGCCTTTCCACACAATATACACACAATATACCATGTATACCAAAATTAATAAACATACGATATCATGCATCATAATGATAAACCATTTTCTTCTAAAAATGTACCATCACTAATACATAGGAACACTTTATCATCTTCAATTACTTGGTCAAATATATCCCAAGTTCCAACAAAATGATGACCAACTGAGCGGATTTTTACATCCATCCAGTATCATAACTTTATTTATGTCATCAACAGTTATAAGCATATTACCTCCTACAGCAAAATAGCAATTACTCCAAGACCAATGACAATAATAAAAATGCCAGCCATTATTAAAAAGAGTAGCCAATACAAATCGTTATACATGCTTACCTCCTAATCTAGCCAAATTACCAATCCATGAGACAAACAATACTGTCCCCATAATACTAATAATATAAAGACACCTATCATAAATAGGATATCTTCAACTAAGGCTTTATCCTTAGCCTGTTTACGACGTAATTCCTTAATAGTCATGTTTCCTCCAATTAAAAAGCTGGGAAATTAATCCCAGCTTAGTTGACCTAATTCATAATATTGCACGGCTAATAATATAGTGTGGATACTAACCTGACGGTCGCTTGCCATACACTCAATATCATCCATACCAAAATGCTCAGGCATAGATTTACCCTCCATATGGGCAACCATTCTACAACTGTCTTCCCATAAAAATAAGAAGACTTCCATTGCCATATCATCACGTTCCATATACGCTCCTCTCTCGCCTTATTTCTGGCGAATTAAGCACCAATACCGAAGTACCGAAGCACCCTACCCAACGTGGTGCTGTCCGTTGGACAACCTGACTATCCCACATTTCCGAGCGACGAGGTGAAAATCCAGCAACCATGCGGGTTGACGGCTCACCAAGCCAGCCAGCCAAAGCCTCAAAGCGAACGTATGTTCGGTGCCACATCAAATTAAATTTTATACAATACGTGTATGTGAAATTATATTGCATGCAATTAATTATATAAAAAATATATCGTGCGTGATTATCTATACATAAAAATAATTGTATCAAATTAAATTTTACTATCATAAAACAGGATATAATAAAATACCACATATATATAATTATGTCAATAGCCTTAAAATTCATTTATTTAAGCTATAAGCCCTGTCTAATTATTTTTAGGTATAATCTATCGTGGAATATATAAAAACACCATACAACGCAAATAAACGAATTTTACACAATACAATTAAATTGCATCAAATTAAATTGTGCATAAAAAAAGGCTACCCTACACAATAGGATAGCCTAAGATTAAATTTTATATAATTAACAATTATCACAATTGAATAACACAAAATAAGATTGCATAGTAAACTAAAGTTTACGATTGAATTGTATAAAATACAATTCTATACAATTAATTGAGCATGATGCCACAATATACAATACAATCGAATACAGTTAAATTGTACACAATCAAATCGGGGATAAAAAAGAATTATCAAATTCCATTGTATAAAATATAAACGATATAATATAATACAGTATAAGATATAATAGAATAAAATCAGATTGTATAAAATGTAAATACAAGTAAAGATAATCACATACAAATATATTGTATGCAATTCAATCAATGCCAAAGTAAATTGTATCAAACTTAATTCTATAAGATGCATCTGCAATCATAAATGTATTGTACACAATTAAATATAATACAAGATAAACATATGTTCTATTCAAAACAAAATAAAAACACGATTAAATCGTGCTTAATTAGATTGTATCAAATTGACTGGCGGGGAAATAAAAAGAATAAAATTCCATTGTATCAAATATACGTATATAGTAATATAAACATATAAAACTAAATTGTATACAATTAAAATGATACAAAAAAAGGGTAGCCTTAATAGACTACCCTCTAAGAGATACTATTTTTTGAGAATTCCTTGCTCCTCTAACAATTTCATTAACATAGCATTTTGTGCTTGCATAGTAGCAAGATTATCTTTCAACAATTGCTTTTCGCTATCGTTTTTAGATAATGCTTTTAAGCGTTTATCATCTTCTTGTGCTTGAGTACTGATATAAGTACGGTCTGCATAGATTTTACAGCATAAGCCATCCTCAGAATGAAATTCCATAACGCCAGAACCTCTAACGCCTTTTACGTTCGCGGTAGGGATAACGTAGTTATTTCCCTTAGCACTACGAACAACCTCATTAAGAGGGACTTCAATGGATAGAGTAACGGTTAGATTTTCTTTATCAACTGTAGCCGTATATTTACGGTCTACAATAGGTAAAGCCTCTTTTTCCTCTAGCTTGCGTGCAGTTTGTAACAATTCAAGGAATTTCACTTGTACGCTTTTTTCAGTATTTTGTTTTTTTGCAGTAGTCATTTTAGACCTCTTTTCTCCGCTTTCAAGCGGTTAATACTAATCGGTACTTATTCGTGTACCCTGAAAGCCTGTTCGCTTTCCGTGGCTAAACTATCTCACATATCCAATCATATAGTGCAATGCGTTGTATTTACCCCGTGTTTTGCGATACTACCCCCCCCACTTTATATAGTGCGTTGTAATACAATGAGTTTTCCTATTATTTTCGATACAATCAATGCCCCTTTCTGGGGGGTGGGGCTTCGCATCGAGGCGTGGGCGTGCGGACATAGAAAATAGAGACTGCTTATACAAAAATCCATAACCTCCGCAAAAGTAAGGCTTATACAAAAATCCAAAGGGTAGGGCTTCCAAAAATGGTAGTACTATTTATAGAAACATGAATACAAAATGAAATAATTGTATCTCCCCTGAATACGAAAATGGACGCTATTTTAAATTGACAGTGGTAATTTGTAATACGGTTGAAATGCTAGTAGGGGGTATCGTAAGTGGCAAAAAATGGCAAACTACGTATAGTGTGGGTTACTAGTCTTTTTTCTTTGTCTTTTCTTTCTTTATATATTTCTTTCTTTTCTTTTTCTTTTTTCTTCCTCGTATTAACATACTCGTCAGAAAAAATACGTATCAGCTTTCTCAGGGATACACTTCAGAGTGGTATTACGAAAGCAGAAACGTAGAGTATTTTCTTTCTGTAATTATCTGTAGAGTAACAAATACGTTACAAAAGTGTATTTTTAGACGAAAGTAATGAAAGGGTAAGAAAGGAGAGATGTAATGTCGAAAGAGATTGAACAATTAGCTGAGATTTACGATAGATGTGAGAATGACTTGGTATTATTTAGACAGATGTTTCTTCCAGCGGAGAACGAAGTAAAGCCTGCTTGGTTTCACCGTAAATGGGGAGAGGTACTGTTAAACGGAGATAGACATTATGCGGTAGAGGGCTTCCGTGAATCAGCCAAAACGTCGTATGTATTGAGAGCCTTTCCAATTCACTGTTTGGTATTCCCATCCAAGAAGAAACAATACATCGTATTTATCATGGCTAACCAACGGGCAGCCAGCCGAAGGCTTAAAGATATTGCAGAAGAATACACCAGTAATGAATTAATGAACCTTAATCTTGTTCGTATTAAGGAGCAATCTGAGAAGGCATTTGAGATTGTGGTGAAGGATAAAAATGGCGAAGAAATTACAGTGCGTATGGAAGCGTATGGTAAAGGTTCTAGTGTCCGTGGTTTGAATAACAAAGATAGACGACCTGATATTATTTTGATAGATGACCCTCAAGACTTGGAGGATAGTCTTTCTGATACAGTACAGAAATCTGACTATCAATGGTTCTTATCTGATGTGTATTTCCTTGGTAAGAATACACGGATATTCTTCATTGGCAATAACCTTGGTGAAAAATGTATTATCGAACAGGTAATATCCAATAAAGAGGAATTAGGATTTGATGCGGAACGTATTCCTGTATTGAATGAAGATGGTAAATCTAACTGGGAAGAGATGTATCCAGTTGAAGCTATTAATGACGAACGTGAAAAGTGGCGTAAACTTGGTCAGTTAGATATTTGGGAGCGTGAAAAACTCTGTATTGCCATCTCTCCTGAAAGCCAAATCTTTAAGAAAGAATACTTCCGCTATTATGACCCCAACGTATTGAGTATCGAAGATTGTTCTATCTTTATCGCTTGCGATTTAGCTATTTCTGAAAAGGAAACGGCTGACTTTACATCTGTCTGTGCTGTTGCCGTAAATCCAGACAACCATTGGTTCCTATTAGAAATTGATTATGGACGATGGGACCCAACAAAAACAATTGACACCATCTTTAGAATGGTACAAAAATACCGACCAATCTTTGTTGGTATTGAAAAGGTCGCTTATCAGGCGGCTTTAATTCATTTTGTGGAAAAGGAAATGATTACTCGTAATACTTGGTTCACAGTAAAACCACTGGAAGCTAAGGAGAAAAAGGAAATCCGTATTGCCGCATTACAACCACGTTTTAAGGCTGGTACATTGTGGTTCCCTATGGGACAAGATTTCTTAGTAGAACTTGAGAGTGAGCTTTTATCCTTCCCTAAATCTTTACATGATGATTTAATTGACAGTTTAGCACATATTTCAGCTATTGCTAGTCCACCTGTAGGAACATTTGGAACAGTTAATACTGCTGACATACCGATGGGAGGTGCGATGTAATATTGGCTGACGAATTCATGATTGAATTAACAGGAGAAGAAGCGGATAAGGCTTTATTGAAGTCTGTACAAGCTGACATTACGGAAGCTGAGGCGTATCAACAATCCATTATTGAACCTACAGTCCGTGAGCGTTATCAGATTTATTACGCTGATAAAGATTATTACGCTAATAAATTCCCTATTTTAAGTAAAACTTCTTCTTTGGTATCTACCGATGTAGCAGATACTATCGAATGGGCGTTACCATCTTTGATGAAGGTATTCACTGGTTCTGATGAGGTAATTACAGTGGCTGGTGTTACTGAAGAAGATGACCAAAATGCAGAAGTTATGCAAAGTTTACTTGTATATCAACTGCAACGCCAAAATAAATTCTTCCCTATTCTGTATAACTGGATGAAAGACTCCTTAATTACAGGGATGGGGATTATCAAATGTTATTGGGAACGTACAGAGGGTTGGACACCAGAAACACAAAAGCTCAATGCAGAGGCTTTACAGCTATTAGCTCAGACTGGCGTGGAGATTACCAACGTACAAGGTCCAGATATGATGGGAGACTTCATGGTAACATGGAACTCTCCGTATTATATTAAGAATAGCCCTAAAATTGAGAACATCTTAGTATCAGAATTCCTATATTCTCCTGATGCTAAAAACCTCGAAGATGCGAATTTCGTAGCACACCGTAAAAAGGTTACTATGTCTCATCTTCGTCAAAAAGAAAAAGAGGGTATTTACGCAAATGTATCTATGGTTAAGCCAGATAATGGTCCTACATCTTGGTTGTCTGACCAAGTAGAACAAGCTATTGGCGATAATTACACTCCTTTGAATAAAAATAACCAAGAAAAAGCACGTGATGAAGTTACAATCTATGAGTGCTATACCAAGATTGACTTTAATAACGATGGTATTCTTGAAGATATGATTATTACCATTGCTGGTGATGTAATCCTACGTGCTGAGCCTAACTACATGGGTAGGCACCCATTCTTCTCTATTTCTCCAACTAAAGACCCACATCGTATTTGGGTAAAACGCTCTTATGCCGAGCTAATTGGTGAATTACAGGATATGAAAGTAGCTTTAACTCGCCAAATCGTACAAAATATTGCTTTGACAAATGACCCTAAAATGATTTTATCTGAGGATAGTATCAATATCTCTGACTATATTGAAGGTCGTAAAGTTATACGTAAAAAACCAGGGGCTAGTATGGGCGATGTAGCAATGTCTATGCCTGTAAACCAATTATCCCCACAAACTTTCCAATTCTTGGAATGGCTAGAAGGGCAAAAGGAAAACCGTACTGGTATTACACGGTATAACCAAGGGCTTGACGCAAACTCGTTAAATAAAACTGCGACTGGCATATCGGCTATTTTGGGGCAAAGTGCACAACGACTTGAATTAATCGCTCGTATGTTTGCGGAGACAGGGATATCGGAACTGTTTCGTTTTATGGTTAGCTTGAACCAAAAATTCGTAGACCAAGAAACTGTGGTTCGACTAACTAACAAACAGTTACGTATTAGCCCTGACGACTTAAATGGTAACTTCGACTTAGTTGTAAATGCTGGTATCAGTATTGCGACAAAAGAGTCCACCATTATGACATTGCAAACAATGCTTACAGCGTTGATGCAAACACAAGCTGCTGGCATTCCTATTGTAACGCCACAAAACATTTACAATTTATTCAAAAAATGGATTGAAAGTGCTGGCTTTAAAAATTATAACGACTATGTTACAGACCCTGCTGTTGTACAACAACGTGCGATTATGGATATGCAACTTAAACAACAAGTACTTGGTAGCCTACCACCAGAAGCATTACAAGCATATATGACATTTGGAGTATTACCACCTCAATACTTATTGATGCTACCACCAGAGTTACAATTATTATTTGGAGGCGAAGGAAATGGAACAGAACAAACAGGATTATTCAACACTTTACAAGGAAACCCAAGCCCTCAAGGCGGAAATGGCGGACAAGGATTTAGCTTTGGCGGTCCAAACCTTGCTCAAGGATTGGTTGGCGGCTTATCAAGAACTGATAATCAATCGCCTCAAAGCGTGCCCCGTAACGGAAATGGAGCACCAACGGAACCTTCTCGTAGCGTCGGAGGCTTTTAATGATTTCTTGAATGCTATTATTACAAATGGCGTAATTGCCGAACAAGAACTTAAAACTTTGCTGGAAAGACACCAATTCGAAAATCAACGTGGGTATTATCCAGTTTAGTTATACAACTCATGATTGGGGGTGATAATAAGATGACTGAATTCGTATCTGGCGTAGTATGACGGAGGTGGTCCTATTATCTCCCACGTTCTGGGTAATGAACAAATTTATAGAAAGGATAATGTATTTTGAAGATTTCTTACAGTCCCACAAAATTGCCTTTTCAATATGACATTAACTCTGGTACATTTACTCCATTATCTCAAGAGAAACAAAAAATGGACAAAAAGCCAGAAAACGGCGAATATAGTGAAAGGCAAAATTTTTCGGCAGAACAACAAGCCTTGCTAGATAATAAACCTAGTCCTAATGCAAAACCACAGCATCAGGTTATGACAGCTAACCCTACACCTAGTCAACCACATATGGATTTGACACCACGTATGGGCTATGCTCCAATTGCAGAACAGTTGGCAAAACAAGCTGGCGTTCAAGCTGCTGTTCCTAGCTACCAAGATTTTATGAAGCAAAGAGAGCCTATTAACCAAGCGAAAGCTCAATATGAGGCTACTCAAGGCTATCCTAAAGACGGCATGTATAAGCCATCACAAGATTTCACATCTGTGAGCATGGCACCTAAATTCCAAAGTGATGGTAGTAAGGAGTTTGCAGCTAGTCATCAAGGCTTGTCCAACCCTAGTGCTATTTATGATATTTTGCAACAAGGTAAGGCTTTAGAGGAAAAATTCCGAAACGCAGCGGAAGGAAACTATACCCCATTAACTATGGGACAGATTGCTCAGCAACGTATGGATGCAATTCCTCAAGACATGGCATGGGCACGACAAAATCCATTCTCTAAAGAAATGGGTTATCAATGGGCAGACGATAAAAAACTTGGAGAACTTGGTTGGGGAGCAGATGACATTACGTCTATGAAAGCACGTACTGAATTTCACCCACAAGAGATTGAAGAGTTGTATCGTCAAGGTGCTATTCGTGCACCATATCGTGAATATCTAGCAGAACAAGAACGCTTACGCCAACAAGCAGAAGCCGAAGCTGCTAGAGTGGCACAAGCTAGAGCTGCTTCTTATGGTGGTTCTTACGAACCATCTTATGATGACACACCTAGCGTAAGCTATGAACCAGAGGTAAGCACTCCAAGTGCTATGATGCATTACCAACAACCAGTGTATACCGCTCCAAAACATGAATCTATTTGGGATGGTTCTACCATCGGCAAATTCTTCAATGGCTTAGGTGGTGGCGGAAATGCTGACAATGTTCGTGATTACTATGCATCTAATCCTGCTGGCTTAATTTAAGATTATTCACCAACCCACTAGGGAGTGAAAGGAGAGCGTAATGAAGGATTTTGAATTTGATTTGCAATTATTTGCAGAAGGTGAAGCTGAAGTACCTGCAACAGATGCTACACCAACAGAACCAACTGGCGATGTAGAGGGTAATGATACTCCAGCACAGCCTGCTGATTTTGATTTTGGTATTGACGAAAACGGAGATGTATTCTTCAATGGCAATCGAATGTTTGCTTTTGATGGTGATGATGAGCCTGCCCCTGAGCCAGAAACGCAGGACTCTGATGAAGGACAAGTAGAGCCAACAGAACCAGAAAATGCAACACCAGAACCACAGATGTATACAGTCAAAGTTGATGGTCAAGAAATGCAAGTTCCACTTGAAGAACTTTTGAATGGCTACCAACGCCAAGCAGATTATTCTCGTAAAACACAAGCATTAGCTGATGAACGTAGACAGTTACAACAACAATATGCTCAGTATCAACAACCTCAAGTGCAACCTGAACCACAAGAGCCGCAACAACCACAATTTACACAAGCGGAATATTATAATAAACTTGCAGAGTTTGCTAAGGGAGAAGTTGAGCGTAATTTAGGTGTTGAGTTTGATGAACTCAATCCAGTGCATATTGCCGCTTTAACTGATAGTGTTGCTACTATTAAAGCACAAATCTACGAACAACAATCTATTCAGAAGAATTTTGCTAACGTAGTCAACCAGTTCCGTCAAGACCCGAACTTCCAAGAAATTGACCGCTACGCTGAATGGCGTTTACAAAACATGCCTTATCAACAAGCAGTAAAAATTCAAAATGCTTTAAACAATTACGATGCTGATACAGTAGCACAGTTTATGACAGCAGCTCGTAATGAATATTACGGAATGTTGAATGCACAACATAATCAGCAAAATCCACCACAACAAGTGGTACCAAATATTCCACAACCAACTGCAAAACCAAAGCCACCTGTCCTTGAACAAGCAGGTAGTGGAACACGACCACCAACATCTGTTACACAAGATGTCGACTTCAAGGCGATGGGTAAAATGACTAATGACCAGTTGGTACAACTATTCCAAAAGACTGGCTTGACCCAGCTATAATTTTTTGAAAGAGGTATAAAAATTGGCAGATAAAGATATGGCTGTCCGTTCCTTTACCGTTGTAGGTAAAAAAGAGGACATTACTGATTTTGTTACAGCAATTGACCCTGACCAAACGCTATTAACTAATAAGTTTGGTAAAACTAAAGTTACTTCCACTGAGCACGCATGGTTAAATGACTCCTTGCGTCCTGCAATGGAAAATGCCTTCCAAGAAGCAGTTGACTTCGACTCTCAAAAGGCAAATCCACGTAAACGTGACTCTAACTATGTACAAAAATTCTTACATGGTTACTCCGTTACTGATACAACTCAAGCAATCGCTAAATATGGCGTAGCAGATGAGTTGGGTTATCAAATGGTAAAAGCGACTAAAGAAATTGGTCGTGACCTTGAATATGCTATCGTTCGCAACAAATCCAAAGTTATGGGTGATGATGCAATCGCTGGTAAAATGGGTGGTATCCCTTACTTCTTGGAAAACTTCAAAGAGGTAACTGCCGCAACTACTGGCGTGTTCACACTTACAAACCATAAATTTGTAAATGGCGATGTTGTTGTATTCCGTGGTAAAGCAGGTAATGCACTTGATGCTAACTTGAAAGCTAACACTCAATACTTCGTAAAAGTTATTGATGCTAATACTTTCAACATTTGTGCAACTGAACAAGAAACAACTGCGACTGCACCTACTACTATTAAACCTGCCGCTGCTGTAGCCGCTGGTAAATGCGAATTAACTTCTGGTAACGCAGTAGATGCTGGTGCTATTACTGGTGCAAACGCTGGTAAATTGACATTCGACATTATCAATGATGCTATGCAAGCAGCTTGGTCCCGTGGCGGTTCCATTGATTTCGCTGTAATGTCTGGTAAAAACAAACGTGTATGCTCTGGTTTCACTCAAGGTACTACTAAAAACCGTGAACAAACTTCTAAAGAATTAGTAGAAGTTGTAGATGTATTGGAAACAGATTTCGGTCGTATTGACTTGGTTTCCCATCGTATGTACACAGATGACGTAGTAGACTTAATCGAAGCACAATACTGGAAATTGGGCTACTTAATTCCATTCCATGTTGAAAATGGTTTGCGTAAAGGTACTTACAAATCTAAATACATCACTGGTGATGCCACTTTAGAATGTACTGCACCTATTGCTAACGCTCGTATTTACAACATCACAAAATAATAAATGATATGGGGAGGGCGACCTCCCCTATTTTTTTTAGGAGGTACTATGAATATAGGTACACAAGTAGAAATTGACCCTAAAACTGGTGATTGGAAAATCAAACAAACATATGATGAAGGTGTAGTACTTCGTGAATGTCAACGTATGCGTGATAGCATGGAAGAAGGTCGCATTCATGATGGTAAAGCTAAGAAGATTGCTATGATACCTAGACACCGATTTGCTACTGATTTTGAATTAATGCAATACCAACAATGTCAAGGTAAAGATAATATTGAAGCAGCTAAATGGCTAAACATCTGGTTGGCTAAAAATCCAGAATTCCGCACCACTAACACTATTTACTCTGAAAATACAGGTAAAATTATTAAATCCACAGCCAAGTATGGAGGCGTTTAATGATTAGAGTACAAGCCATTGTTGAGAGTATTTTATACAATTTAGATGAGGCATATAATCGTCAACACTCCAACAGTGAACTCATTGATGCAATCAATACAGTATTAAGATATGTAAACTTATCACTTATCAACGTCGAGAGCTCTTATATTGCTAATAAAGTGCCATTAAAGCCAAATAATGGCGTTGCTAAGTTACCAAATGATTTCGGTAAATTTGACTCCATAGAAGAAGATACAAATGATACTTATGAAATCATGGGTAAGAAAATCTATATCAAAAATGATACTACTCTAAAGTATTACCGCATCATTGATGAAGTTGAAGATGTAATAGACGAGATTGATTTACCTCCAATCTTATTTGATTTATTTGTACGCTTTGCTACTATGTTACTCCGTAAGGAACCTGATAAAACAGGTGGTTCTGACGGAATGGCTAAAATGATTGCAGAAGAGATTCGCAAGATGACAGCTAGTGATGCTAGTAGACCTATTGAGCGACCTATGCAGTTTTATGTATAAGGAGTAAGCATGAAAGTAAAAGAGATGTTAATTCTAGCACGGCAACGTCTTGGTGATATGCAGAAAACATCATACTCTGATATTGAGTTGATTTACTGCTTAAATAATGCCATTGACCGCTTATCCTATGAATTATCTCATCAAAATGACCCTGAATTGACTAAGAAATTAACATTAACTGGCACCACTGAAGTCAAACGACCAGATGATTTCATTGCATTCCAAGGTCAATTCCCTGTTGAGTTTGAATATAGAGTTGATGGTCCTATTATGAAACACCTAGACCCAGAATTTGATGGTAAATTAGAGGTTGTATACTATGTTGCAATGCCACATGTAAAATCTCTTGAAGATGAAATTCCATTCAAGCGTGTTATGTTTAATAAACAACTATTGCAATTTTTGCTGTATGAAGCTAAACCATCTCTTGAAAAAGAGTCCGATGGGAGCAATACTACACCAGCTAACCAAGGCTAGGAGGTAATATGACAGTAAAAGAATTAATGAATAAAGCGGCATTACGAAACCGCTTATCTGATAGTATTGAAAGTGGGTATGATGACGATGAATTGATTGCATACTTTAATGATGCGATTGACTTTATGTGGCATGTACTCATTGACAATAACTATTATGAAGTAATTGGTGATATGACCTTTACACAAAAAGAAACTCCTACACCAACCGATTGGTATAAAGCCACAAACCAAGCACCATTACTTTTAAAAAATAATGGCAAAACAATCGAATGTTATGGTGAATTGCCATATACTGTGCGTTACTATCGCAGACCTCAATTTGTATCTACAGTTAATGATGAATTGCCGTGGACAAACGAAGCATTCTCTAATATCCTTGCTCAATTAACTATCGTATTTGCAATGAGTAATCATGAATTCGATATGACTGTAGAACAAGACTTTGTGGAGGCTATTATTAATTACTTATAGGAGGATAAATGGATAAACAAAATAACCTGCCATCTACGATAAATGGTGATGGTCGTAAATTTATCTCCTTGCTAAAAGGGTATTTAAACGATATTAAGGCTTCTTTAGAAGACCAAATCAATGAAGCTACAAAGATTTGGAATGGTATTGCTGATAACCCTGATACTATATCTGAACAAGTCCGTAATATTACCATAGATGAACGCTCTGTAAATGGGAGTGTATCTCTGATTTTGAAATGGGATAGCACTCCTATTAAACAGTATGCAGGCGTAAGTATAGATGTTAAAGTTGGTGATTTCCACGATACAGTAGACCAATTTGCTGATAAGCAGGTACACCAACACTACGATACAGGCAAAACAAATATCTTTACAATACCAAACGTAGAGATTGGTAAAAAATACGAATTTGTAATTCGTGGTAGAGATATTCGTAACGCCCTTTCTGAAAAAGCTAGAGCACCTGTTACGTATTATTATGTATCTGAGCAAACTCATGTACCAGAGCCACCATATGAAGCAACTGTTGTATTTGATAAACGTGGTGCTTATTGGTCGTGGAAACAAAGACCGCAAAATGACTATCAATGGACAGAACTACGTTTAGATGAGCATGTAGGTGAGTTGCATAACAGGTTAGATTTGACTACTGATTGGCACTCTACTGCTAAACCGTATGCACGTGTTGGAACTGGCTATATCTATAATAAGGGTGTTGGTAATTCGTATTCAGTACCTGCCAAAGTGAATTATAGCAAGGCTGTTCCTGCTAAACCAACACAATTAGTAGTTAAGCCTGTCATTGAAGGTCTTAATATCACATTTGCTAATATACCAGAAGACTGTACAGGAGCTATAGTATATGTTAATAATGAAGAAAACTTTGTGGTGGATAACAGTCTTAATTACCTCTGTTCTACTGGCACTTACACTGTTAAGGTTTGCTACACTGATATTTTTGGTAATGGCGAAATGTCTAACCCAGTAACTATTAGTACTATTGAAGAAATACCAATTGAAATGCTTAACAAAGAGAAACTGGGTATTAATGCTATTAATCAGGGTATTACTGATATCAATAATGCTCGTAAAGAAATTGATAAGAAGATTGGTGGGTTACAAACATCACTGACTTCTATGAACGGTATTATTGATGCTAAAGTAAAAGATGCTAAAGATACTGCTGAAAGCAGATTGACTGCTACGGCTAACGCTATTAATTCAACTGTATCAAATAACTTTAATAATTTACAAACTAGCATTACACAAGTTGCTAATAGTATCGAAGTTAAAGTTAAAGCAGGTTTCGATAAACTAACTGGTCAAGAGATTGTATCTCGTATTAATTTAGCTCCAGATACAGTAAGTATCTCTGGTAAATACATTCATATTACTGGTCAGACTGTATTTGATAATGGTGTAATCGTTGCCAAGCATATTGGTGATAAAACTATTGTTGGCACTAAGATTGCAGATGATACTATTACTACTGGTAAGCTAGTAGCCAATGCCATCACTGGCGATAAGATTGCCGCTAATGCCGTAACGGCTGATAAGATTAAGGCAGGTTCGGTTACAGCTACGCATATCGCTACAGATGCAGTAACGGCTGATAAAATTAAAACTGGCTCTGTTACAGGTGATAAAGTTGTAGCAGGAGCTATTACTGGTGACAAAATTGCAGGTAATAGTATCAGTGGTGACAAAATCCAAGCAGGTGCGATTGATACTAACAAACTTAAAGCAGGAGCTGTTGATGCTGATAAAATTAAAGCAGGTTCTATCTCTGGTGATAAATTAAATGTCAATAGCTTGTCTAGTATTAGTGCCAAAATTGGTACTTTAAGGACAGCTACTACTGGTGCTAGAACTGAAATCCGAGATAATTTAATTGAGATATACGACGAAAATAATCGCCTTAGAGTTAGAATGGGGGTATGGAAATAATGGAAATCATTTATGGAATACTAATTGTAGTTATTCTCATCTTTGCTATTTACTACTATAGGAGAAAAAAGATGCTAGAAATTTATGACAAAGATGGTAATTTATCTTATGATATCACAAAAAATGGGCTTAGAATTCTAGGTGTGTATACATCTGCAATTTTATCGGGCGATATAACAATACCAATTAAAACAAAGCCCAACGAGAAGGTTAGCGTTGTGGTAGGTGCTTCCGCATTCAAAGAATATTATGGCTCTGCTATAGTAAAAGTCAATAGTATTACTCAGTCTGCTGTTCATTGCACGGTAGAAAGCACCGCAAAAGCACATATACGTGGTGATAAAACTACAACAGGATTTGTCCGTGTTATTGTATTAGGGAGTATGTCATGAGTAAATATTTAGAAGTCAATAATAATAAAGGTGTTATCATAGATGACAACACTGAAATTAACACGATTGTTCCATACAATCCAACAGTAGATACTTTTACTGAAGATGGTCAAACATATTCTAATAAAGGTATCATTGAAATGGGTGATATCGTAGGGTATTATGGTATCGGAAGACTAATGACGACTGGTCCTTATTTATTAGGTAGAGCTACGGAATTTATTAATAGTGCTCGCTTATATCTTAGTGAATTAGAGTCTGACACACTTGAGTCGTGGAGCAAGGTTGGTGCGTCATACAGACCTAGTACATCTAATAAAAACATGAAAATTACAGGAAATTTAAAAAGACCAAACGAGATGAGAACAACACCTTTGAGATATTTTGCTTTTAAAGATGATAATTCTACTGGCAATGTTGGGCTACAGGCATTTGATGAAAGTGGAAAATTAATCTTTGACTCTAATAAACACTATACAAGTGTTATTGATGTAATTAATTTTAACAAATTTAGTGGAGATTATAATAAAGAATATAAGTACGATGTTCCCATTATTATTATACCAGTTTCTTTATCTTCTTGGTTCCAAGTGCGATATTCAAAAGGCTCGGCTGGGCTTGTTAATCGTTCTATTATCAAAAAAACATTTGTGCAACAAACATCGCCATATAGTTTTAATATTGGAGTGTTAGAAAAGTCATGCGACTTCGCTCCAGCTCGTGATAATCAGTATGATACAAATGGTCAGGGAAACACAAGCATTTTGGTGATAGACGCTACATCTGTATTTTCTCAATTAGAAAAATAATGGAGGCTTAATGATTGAAATAATGCTGCCACCACCAAGGGATAGCATTCTTTCCTATTTATATCATAGTGCACCAGATAACGCTGTCTATGATATTATTTTCTGTATTTTAGCCGTAACAATTCTATTATTGATAGATATTCTATTACGGTTTGTAATTGAACTTGTTGAATACAACAAAGCAGTTGGTAAAGAATGTACCGCATGGAATATGTTCAAAGCATTATTCCTTGGCTGGGGAACTGTTACTCTCTCGAATGGGAAAACAAAAAGATTTTTAGTAAGTAAAGCATTCCGTAAGTCTTTATTCTCTAAGGTATCTTTTGAATATCCTATTTTCTTCACTCTAGCAGCTACAGCATGGTCATTACCTGACGTGCCTGTTATGGGATTTAGAATAGATGCATTACTCTCAATGCTATTTATGTTAGCACCGATGTTATGTGAGATTGTATCTATTATCGAAAAATTAAATGAATTAGATGCCGAAGCCTTTAAATGGTTTAAGGCGTTACGTGAATTTATCAAGGAAACCAAAGAGGTGATAAAATCTTGAAGCGTATTCTTGAAATGTTAATGTATGAGAATGGGGGTTTATCCCTCACTCGTACAATTTCTGTCTTGTTTGTATTGCTATTTATTGGTGTTACAATTTACTTAGTATTCTTTGATTTTAGGTGGGACCACTATGAAACACTTGCTACTATGGCAGCAGGTGGTGGTCCTATGACACAAGTTGCTAACAAGTTTATCAACTCTAAATACAATTCAGGCATAGGCACTTATGAAGAAAGGAAAGGAGCTGAATAATGGCAAAGTTTAAATCTACTGTTCCAGTATACGACATTACAATTAATCAAGGCGACGACTATTCTTTGCAAATGATTGTAAGCGATAGCAAGAACGCACCGATTGACATTACTGGTTATACATTTGCTTGTAAAGTAAGAGAAACAGCAGAGAGCCAAGAAGTAATTGCAGAAGCGGAATGTGTAATTGCTGATGCACCACAAGGTGTCTTGAATATTAATTTCTCTTCTGAAGTTACTGGTAACATTGATACCAATGGCGACTACTACGGAGAAACAAACTCTTACTATTACGATGTTCAGCAAACTAATGTAAATGGGCGAAAAGAACGTATCGTTCAAGGTAAGTTTATTGTAAGTCCAGGCATTTCTTTCCACTAGGAGGTATATATGGCTGATAAAATTATTAAAATTATACAAGCCTCTACTCCTAATATTACGATTA